GCCAGCCATCGGCTGGTGGCCGGCATCGGTGTCGCGCGACAAAGCCGCCTGGCGCTGGTGGAACGGCAAGCACTGGTCTTACGTCGCCTGGAGCTATTACGGGCCGGTGAGGGCCGCGCGGTCGGCCAAGATTTCTGATGACCGCGCCCACATCGAGTGGCAGAACTGGCCCAAGGGCATGCGCCGCCACCGCGGCTATCCGCTTTCGATCCCCTCACAGGAGGTACAGCCGTGACGGACCTGCTGCGCAAGATCGAAGCCGCCCGCGTCCGGGCCGCCGAGGACGCTGTTGTCGCGAGCATCCCGGCCGAGCTGCTGGAGAACATGCGCCGCGCCAACGAGCGCTTCGCGGCTGCGGGCGGCTGCCCTGGCTGCAAGAGCACGAGCATCGGTGTTCACTACGGCGCCTGCCCGACGCTGGACGAGCCCGACTTCTACTGACCTCAATACCCGCCGGTCGCACAAAGGAAACCTAATGACCACACGATTCAGCAAGGCCCGCGCGCTGGCTGCGCTTGATGTCCGGGCGGCCCAGATCGCCGAACGAGAAAAGCTCAACCGTAGCCACGGCACGGCGCAGCTCCGCCATCCCCAATTCGGCGGCCTTCCCGAGGAAGAGGAAGTGATCCGCCGTGCCGTTGAGTACGGTCGCATGCGCGCCTTCGAGGAGTTTGCCGAAGCCATCGAAGAGAACTTCAGCTTCGACGCCGCGCTGCGCAAGCCCTGATTCCTATCCCCCATTGCCGCACGCACAAGGATGACCATGCCTGATCCTGCCAACTTTCTCAAAACCTTGACGCTCAAGGTGGAGCTATTCGCCGGCACTGATGTGCGTGACGCGGCCAACGACCTATGCCAGTTGGCCGACCGCGTCGGAACCCTGTGCGAAGCCGATTTCAACGGGGTGAAGCTCTGGGCGCGGCCGGGCGACAACCCTCTGCGCCTGGCGGATTCCTACTTTGAGCAGCTCAAGCGGCCGGCAGGCCATTTCAAGGTCGCCCAGGATCGATAACCCATACCCTGCCGACGCACAACCCACCCACCAAGGAGAAACACATGACCGAAATCGCTACCCACGGCAACCATGTAGACGCCGACTACGACGCCTTTCTGGCGCGCATCAATGCCCGCTTCGCCGCCAACGTCCAGCAGGGTGCCGCGAAGGTCTTCATGACCGACGCCGAGGGCTTGTGGGAGTCCTATCTCGACGCCTTCGCCGATCCGGCCGAGCGGCAGTACCACACCTGCCACGCCTGCCGCCAGTTCGTTCAGCGCTTCGGCGGCCTCGTGGTCATCGATGAGCTGGGCCGCACGACGCCGGCCGTCTGGAACGAGGAGGACGCTGACGAGCACTACAAGCCCGCCATCACCGCGCTGCGCAAGCTGGTCAGCCGCGCCAAGGTCATCGGCCCGCTCATGTCCAGCGACAAGAAGTGGGGCACGCCCGTTACCGGCGACTGGCATCACCTCTCGGTCACGCCGCCGGCCGGCATGGTCTACACCGGCCGCACGCTGACCGCCGGCCAGGCCATGGCCGAGAAGCGCGAGGACTTCAAGACCGTCATGCACGCGCTGAACGAGTTCACGCAGCCCATGGTCGAGCAGGCGCTGACGCTGCTGAAGTCGGACGCGCTCTACCGCAGCGAGAAGGTTCTCGGCCAGGCGCAATGGCTCTATGACCTGCACGTCGCCAAGGCGGCCGGCCACGACAAGAAGAACGTGGTCTGGCGCGCTATCGCCTCGGCGCCGGCCGGCTTCTGCCACCCCCGCAGTTCCATGATCGGCACGCTGCTGGAGGACATCGCCGCGGGCATGGAGTTCTCGGAGGTCTCCCGCCGCTTCAGCGCCAAGATGCACCCCCTGGCCTACCAGCGCCCGCAGGCCGCCCCGAAGGCCGGCGCCATCGCCCAGGCTGAGAAGCTGTTCGAGCAGCTGGAGTTGGCCCCTGCGCTGGAACGCCGCATTGCCCGTCTGGATGAGGTGCCGAAGGTCTGGACGCCGCGCGCTACCGAACCGGCCAAGCCCGCAGGCGGCGGCATCTTCGGCCACCTCGCGCCCAAGGGATCGCAGCCGCTGCCGGCCATGGAAATCCCGGCCTCGCTGATGACCCTGCAGAAGTTCGTGCAGACCGTCATCCCCGGCGCCGAGGAAATCGAAGTCCAGCTCGGCGCGGGCAATCTTCCCTTTTTCGTCATGACCACGGCTGTCAACGCCGACGCGCCGCGCCTGTTCCATTGGGAGCACCCGTTCTCATGGTACGTCTGGCACGGCGGCGCGCCCGCCCGTCAATACGGCCTGTCTTCGGGCTGGGCCAAGCTGGCGGCCATCACGCGCCTGCCGGCCCGCTGGGATGACGACGGCGAGCGCTTCAAGCACCACGGCGACGGCGTGATCCTGCTGCTGGACGGCGCCCGCGAGACGCGAGCTGCCGGCGCCGCACTGTTCCCGGAGCACATGCGCGGCGAGATCCACGGGGTGCGCTCGGTCATCGAGGCGCATTCCCGCAGCGCGCAGATGCAAGGCATGGCTGACGGCTCTGCCATCGGCATCGACATGCGGCAGAACGGTGGCGGATACCCAGTGCTGTTGCGCGTGACCAGCGCCGGCCGTTCGCAGACCTACAAGATCGACCGCTGGGACTGAGGCTGATTCCCATCCCCCGCGAGGGCCCATGACGGAGATTGACCATGCTTGAGATCGTTTTTCATTTGGTGCTGACGTTCGGCGGCAACGGCATTGCCGTCGTGCCAACCCCATTTCATACCGAGGCCGCCTGCCGCGCTGAAGCCGCGCGCATCAGCAGACCCCAAGACCAGGGTGGATTGAATCGCATAACAGCGTCCTGCGTCCGTGTTGATACCAAGAGGGCCGCCACCTGAATCCCAGCCCAGCGAGGCACCGATACCCATCTGACCATGAAGAAACGCAAGCTCAAGAAGCTCCTGAAGCAGGCCCTGCAGCAGCTCGCCGTGATGCAGATGCCTGCAGGCGAGCCGGTGTCGCAACAGGCCGCCAACGACCCGGCGCCGGCCGTCGAAGGCCCGACCGTGGCCGAGTGGCTGGTGACCTACCGCAAGATCATCGAACAGCGCGTCTACAACCCGCAGACGATCAAGAACCGGACGACCTCGATCCGCCACGTCGAGGCCGCGTGGGGTTCGATGAAGCTGCGCGCGATCCGTCCGGTCGAGATCTCCACGGCGCTGAAGCAGTGGTCGCCGCACACGGCCGTCCGCGTGCTTGGCGAGCTGCGCGACGTCTACGTCGAGGCTATCGCCAACGGCGAAGCCGAGTCGAGCCCTGCCGCCCACGTCAAGCGCCCGAAGGCGCCCGGCCTGCGCAAGCGCCTGACGCTGGAGACTTGGCAGGCCATGCTCGAGCTTGCCCGGCAAGGCCCGCAGCGTTGGGTGCCGGCGATGCTGCTGCTGGCCCTAGCCACCGGGCAGCGGCGCGCCGACCTGGCGAAGATGCGCTTCGATGACGTGGTCGACGGCCATCTGCGCGTCGAGCAGCAGAAGAAGGCCGGCAAGCCGACTGGCGCCCGCTTGGCCATCCCGCTGTCGCTGCGCCTGCAGGCCACCGGCATGACGCTGGGCGAGGTCATCGAGCACTGCCGCAGCATCGGCGCACCGGGCGACACGCTGCTGCGCAAGGCCAACGGCAAGCCCATCGAGATGAGCTCGCTGTCGGCCAGGTTTCGCCAGCACATCGTTTCGGTTTGCGGCCCGAACGCCTATGCGCAGTACGAGTGGCCGTCGCTGCACGAGGCGCGCAGCCTCAGCGCGCGAACCTACATGGCCGAGGGGATGACGGAAAAGACCGTGCAGGACCTGTTGGGCCACAAGGCCGCCGAAATGACAAAGCTGTACCTGGACGACCGCGGCCTGACCGCCAAGGAGTGGAAGCGCGTCTCGGCCAACGATCAGATGCCGTCCGCGGCGTAGGACTGGCCATGCCCATCAAGCCCGAGAACCGCCACCGCTACCCGTCCGACTGGAAGCAGATCCGCGCGCGCATCCTGGAGCGGGCCGGCGACTGCTGCGAGCGCTGCAAGGCTCCGAACCTCACCATCATCGCCCGAGGCGAGGGCCGGCACGCCGGGACCTACATGACAGACGACGCCGAAGTCATCGACGCCGAGACCGGCGAGAACCTTGGCCAGTGCCGCATGGGTGACTACAGCGTGAGCCACATGGTGCGCATCGTGCTGACCATCGCCCACCTCGACCACACGCCCGAGAACTGCGCCGACGACAACCTGCGCGCCTGGTGCCAGCGTTGCCACCTGCGCTATGACGCAGAGCACCACGCCGAGACGCGCGCCGTCAGCCGGCGCACGGCCGGCGGGCAGCTGCAGCTGCTGGAGGGCTGACCGTGTCCGACCCCCGCATCGAACTCGCCCAGATCCTGGTGCGCCAGCTGTTCGCCGAGGCCCTGGCCGAGCGCGCCGGCCAGCGTGCAAAACTTCCCCCGTCACCCCCTGCCCAGCCCACCAATGCGCGTCGCCCTCTACGCCCGGTTCTCGTCCGACCTCCAACGGCAGACGTCGATTGAAGACCAGCTGCGCGCCGCGCGTGCCCGCGCCGCCGCCGAGGGCTGGCAGATCGTCGCCGAGCGATCAGACTCGGCCGTCAGCGGCTCAACGCCCTTCGCCCTGCGGCCGGGAAGCAAGGCGCTACTGGCAGACGCGCTCTCCGGCCGCTTCGACGTGCTGATCGTCGAGGGCCTGGACCGGACCTTCCGCGACGTGGGAGAGCAGGAGCAGGTGATCAAGCGCCTGGAACACCGCGGCATCCGCGTGATCGGCACCAGCGACGGCTATGACACCCAGGCCAAGGGGCGCAAGGTCATGCGGATCGCGCGCGGGCTGGTGAACGAGCTCTACCTCGACGACCTGGCCGACAAGACGCGCCGCGGCCTGGCCGGGCAGTTCGGGCGCGGTCTCAGCGCCGGCGGGCGCAGCTATGGCTATCGCACCGAGGCTGCCAGCAACGGCCGCCGCATGGTGATCGACGAGGCCGAGGCCGCCCACGTCCGCTGGATGTTCGAGCGGCATGCCGAGGGTTGGTCGCCGGTGTCGCTGGCGCATGAGCTGAACCGCTTGGGCGTGCCGGCGCCGCGCGGCGGCACCTGGGCGGTCAGTGCCATCTTCGGCACCGCCCAGCGCGGGCTGGGCATCCTGAACAACCAGCTCTATATCGGCCGCGTCCTGTGGAATCGCCGGCAGTGGCTGAAGGATCCCGAGACCGGGGCCCGGCGCTACGTCGAGCGGCCGGAGAGCGAGTGGCTGGTGCGCGACGCGCCGGAGCTGCGGATCATCAGCGATCAGCTGTGGGAGGCCACCCGGCAGCGCATCCACCCGAAGGGCGACGCCATCGCGGCAGCCACCAGGGGGGCCAGGGCGCCGCGCACGCTGTTCGGCGGCTTGCTGGTCTGCGCGACGTGCGGCGGCGCCGTGGTGGCCGTGGACGCGCGCCGCTATGGCTGCAGCGTGCACAAGGACCGCGGGCCGGCGGCGTGCGCCAGCGAGAACTTCGTGCCGCGCAAGGCGGTCGACACGCGCCTGCTGGCCGTGGTCAAGGAGGAGATGGAGGCACCCGAGGTGATTGCGGCGGTGCAGCATGACGTGCGCATGCTGGTGGCCGAGCACCAGCGGGCCGCCGATGCGCCCGAGGCGCGCTGGCGCCTGGCCGACGTCGAGCAGGAGTTGGGCCGGCTGGTCGACGCGCTGGCGCAAGTCGGCTTCAGCCCGATGCTGGGCGAGCGGATCCGCGCGCTGGAGACGGAGCGGGCCAAGCTGCAGCAACAGGCCGCCCAGGCCGTCATCGACGACGCTGATGGCCTGGCTGAGGCGGTGGTGGCGCGCTATCGCGCCGCGATGCTGGAACTGCGCCGGCGCCTGGACACCGAGCTGGACCGCACCCGCACGCGCGAGCTGCTGCGCCAGATGCTGGGCCCGATCACCCTGAGGCAGGACGCCCAGGGCGCAACGTGGGCCGAAATGACAAACCCCGCCTCGCAGCTGGCTGCGGGCGGGGTTGCGCTTCTACCTGTGGTTGCGGGGGCGCGCAACATGGCCTGGAGGCGCGTGCGCGTCTGGGGATGACAGGGCTCACCGCCTGAGCCACCGGTGGCGCAAACTGGCCGCCATGGAGATGCTGGTATGGCAGTTGCGCGCGAACGGGGAGAAGCTGCCGAAGGACGCCCTCGACGGGCCCCATCGCGGATGGCTGCGTGTCCAGCAGCTGACGGTGGCCGGCCTGCGTTCGCTGCACGCGGACCTGCACGCCAGCGCGAGTTACGGCGCGCCGCAGATCCTGCGGGGCCTGAGTCGGGTAGAGCTGCGAAAGGTGGAGGCCCGCGGCATGCTGCTGGTCGGCCTTCAGCACGACCTAGCGACGCCGATCACCGACCCTGGCCACCGGCAGGCCTGGTTCTGCCAATTGGTGCCCACCCGGCCAGAGGGGTAGCTCACGCCTTGATCCACCCCTCCAGAAGACTCGCTGCACGGAGGGAACCCATGGCCAAGTACAGCAAGGACTTCTACCGCTCTCGGGCCATCGCACGCCGGCGGGACCCGGAGCAGGACGCGCGCAACGTTGCGGCGTCGGAGGCAATACGGGCCAAGGTGGCGAGTCACTTGGCCGCGTCACCGCTGATCCAGCGCTTGAACGCGGCTGTGGCGGCGGCAGCCAGTTCGGGCATTGGCTGAGCCGGTGGCCTGGGTCACCGCACAGCGGGCAGGCCAGCGCCGGCACCGCGGCCTCATGCGTGGACGGTCGCCGCCAGCGTCGCAGCCCTGATGACCGCCTGGACGCCTCGCCGGGCATCCCGCCGGCTGCGGTAGCTCTCGCCCTGGGCGACGATGCGGCCATTGCTGGCCTTGAGGTGCCAGCGCCACTCGCCATTGGCATCACGATAGATCTTGAACTTGGCCATGTTTCACCTCTTCGATGGTGTCGGCAAAATCGCCCCAGCGTGGTCCGCCGGCGAACAAAAGCGGCGGCAGCTTCTGCTGACGCGGGTGGTACGGCTTGAAGCTGATGAAGCGGAACCTGCCGTCCCGGCAGGCCACCATCACGCCAAAGTGGGGGAACCAGATCACCCGCCAGAAGCGGCTGCTGCGCCATGAGAACTGCCGCTCCCGCGGACCACGTCGGCGGTTCGGCTTGCGCAGGCGCCACCACATAGCGACGGCCCAGAAAAAGCAGTTGGACCGCATGCCAGCTTCAGCTACGCGGGCGTTCTGTTGCGCGAGGTGGTCTGGCCGTAGTAGTAGCCCACGAGGCCGCCGACGATGGCGCTCATGAGGCTGCCGGCCAGTCCGGCGCGCACGTCGTCGCTCCAGGTCGCCGACCCCACCAGACCAATCAGCGACAGGACAAGCAGGTAGACCAGCGGCAGCAGCAGCGCGGCCATGATGAGGCTCGGGCTCTGCCACCACGAAGAGCCCTTGCTGGCTTCCTCGGCCTTGCGCGCACCAGCGATGCCGTCGCCGCCTGCCTCGGTCAGATCAAGCCAGCGCTCCTCGATCGCCTTCGTCGCCTTTGCCACCAGCGACGGGTATGCCTGCAGCATCTCGACCGTTTCTTGGGCGTTGCGAGCGCCGATGGCTTCCTGCGCGACTGTCAGGGCAATCTCGGCGGCCTTGACGTTGCGCTCGGCGACCTCGGACCCTGATCCGAAGAGCTTGCCCAGCTTGGGAATGGACTCGATCAGCGAGGGCAGCACGGCGGCGAGGATGGCGGGCAGTGGCATGGATGGCTCCTTGGTGGTGGCGGTGGATGGCGCGGGCGCGACGACTGGCGCTGCGGTCGGGTTGATGGCGAGCGCAGCCTTCGCGCGCTCCCACCTTGCAAGGCGATCGGCCTGGCCATTTAGGCCGCCGTTGATGCGCCGGGTGATGGCCTCGAAGTCGCCGGCATCGGCTAGCTCGTTCAGCTTGCGCCAGCCCCAGTAGTCGGCAGCGCTCCAGGCCGCCCAGCGGGGCTGCTCCAGCGCGTCCGGCTGGGCCTCGAAATCAGGGACGTCCGGCCCGAGCCGAACCCGCAGTCGGTTGCGCAGCGCGACGTAGTTGGAGCGGCCCGTGGTCTGCACCAGACCGCGACCGCAGTAGCGCTGACCATCACCTGGCTGGACGTTGCCGAGGTCCGCCCGGCCTTCATAGCGTGCCTGCGCCGGCGTCGGCCCCCACACCTCGCGCACAAAGCGCAGCGAGCCGGACTCGTGGCCGATCTGGGCCAGGAATGCTGCCAGCCGGGCCGGCGTGTTGATGGCGTAGGCGTCGCACGCGGCGAGCAGGTGCTCGGAGAACGGGGCGACGCGGCTGACCGGGCAACCCAGCGCAGCAGCGAGCATGTCGAGCGTCGGAGTCATCGCCGCGCTCCGTAGCGCTCGCCCTCAAGCAGCAGCAGGCGCCGGCTGTACTCGTTCAGGCGCAGGTCCTGCTCGTTGTCCTTGCTGGCTTTCGCGCTGAGCTGGGAGTTCAGTTCCTTGACCTCGACCGTCAGTGCGACGATCTTGGCTCCGTAGTCGTCCAGGCGTTGCGCCTGCAGCTGCTGGCCGTTCCACAGCAGGATGGCCTGGCCCGCGATTGCGCCGGCCACGGTCAGCAGGCCCCAAATCGGGATCTTGCGGTCGATGGTGATGCGATGTGGGGTCATCGGGTCGAGCCCCATGCGGTCGGTTTCTCGGTAGCTCATGGAGTCTCCAGACGAAAAATGCCCGCTCGCGGCGGGCTGGTGTAAGGGGCGGGAGGAAGTGCGGCGCTGGTCAGTTCGTCAGCCGACCACTGCGACCGAATTGATCATGCAGACGGCGCGGATGGTCTTGGCGACATCGCCTGTGAACGTCACCGCAAGCCCTCCGTTCGTTGTGTCAGCCGTCACCGAAAGAGCCCACGCGGACGCTCCTGCATCGTTGGCAACGACGGTCGGCGTGCATGTCGCAACCATGGCAGTCGCTGCCGCGTTGGCGCCTCGTCGGATGTGCGCCGTGAACTCCCAGGCCTTGGAGTCGCCTGTGGCGTTCTCGCGCGCGACGACCGAACCTTTCACGACAACGGCCGACGAGTTCTGCAGTGCCAGCTGGTTGTTGGCGGCCGCGGCTGAGTTGTTGGTGGTCAGTACCTTTGGGGTGGCGTCGGTTGTATTGCCGCGCATCACCAAGTCTGTCCGCTGAGCGTCCCCGGTTGCAGAAAACCTGCCGCTTGCGATTGCAAGCGAGCCGATGACCCCGTTGGTGATCGAGTAGTCGCCAATCGTGGCGCTGCCATCGGCATCCGCTCGCGAGGAAAGCCCGGTGACCACGGCTGACCGGGCACCGCTTGCCGTACCAGAGTCACCACCCAGAATGGCGGAATGCTGGCCGGTAGCAGAGCCCCCCTGGCCTCCAAGGACGGCTGCATAGGTTGCTAAAGCGCTGTTCGAGAAGCCTCCGCATACCACGCTGTACGCCGAGGAGCTTGTGTTGCCGTTGCCGGAAAGAGCGCCGGATTCCTGGCCGCTTGCGCTGTTGTTGTTGCCGCCACTCACGACTGCAGATGTGCCTGCGGCTCGGTTGTCTTGCCCGCCGCCAACGACGGAAAAGTCCCCGCTTGCCACACGGTTGGCGCTGGCCGGCCTGTATCGCTGCCAATCGACCGCGTAGGTGCCGCGCTTGTTGCCGCCGCCGGCGTTGTCCGCGACGACCGACTGCAAGGCACCCGTCCCCTTGGGCGAAATCACCGCGTCGATGTTGGTGGCGCTGCCAGTGGCTGTCAGCGCCGCGGCGTAGACGGTGGCGTTGGGCGACGTGGTGCTGAGACTGTCCGTCCAGTTCGTCAGGCCGCCGCCACCTGATCCGACGCCGCGCATGGTGTAGTAGTCCGTGCCGTCGCTGGCGATCAGCACGCCCTGGCCGGCCGTGAGCGCCAGCGTCGATGCTGCATCGATCGTGCTGGTGGTGGGCGTGATCGTGAGCGTGCCGGCGCCTCGGTTCTGCACCCACATGAAGAAGCCAGCGCCAAACGCCCCGGCCGCCTGTGGCAGCGAGCCAGCGATGGCCGCAGCATTGCTGTGGCTGACGAGCTTGCCCCTATCGCCTGAGACGTAGGTGTAGCTGGTGCCGGTCTGCAGGTTGACGGTGCTGCCGGCTCTGTCGAGCACGATGGCTCGGTAGTTCGTGCCGTCGCTGAACAGCACGGCGGCCATGCCGCTGGCCAGCACCAACGTGGCAGCGCCGTTGACCGTGCTGCTGCTGGGCGTCAGCGTGAAGGCGCCCGCTCCGATGTTCTCGATGAAGACGAAGTAGCCATCCTCGAAGCCCGTGGTGCCGGCCTGCGCGATCGTGCCGGCGATCGCAGCGGTATTGCTCAGCGTCAGGTGCTTGCCGCGGTCACCGCCCACGATGGCGTAGCTGGTACCGGTCTGGGCGTTGATCTTGTGCGCACCGCGGACGGTGCCGGTGCTGGTGATCGCGCTGCCGCTGGCAGTCTCGACGCCTCCAGAGGCATCGACGCTGGTGACGGTGCCCGAGCCGCCGGTCTGCAGCTGGACGAACGTGAGCGATGTGACGCCCACGGTGATCGGCGCGTTCGTGGTGCAGGTCCACTGCGTGTCGGCGAGCGTCGTTCCTTCGCTGATGTAGACCGAGGCATTGACCAGCTCGGCGCCGCTGTCGGCGTCGGTAGCCCGCGCGGGGGCGCCGCTCGCGGCCACGGTGTAGATGCCGTTCTCGGCGGCGGCGGACTGGTTCTTGACGAGGATTCGGTCGCCCGTGGCGAGCGTCACGCCGTCGATGACATCGCCGTTTTCAAAGCTCGTTGCCAGGGTGCCGGCCACCGTCGTGGCTGCCCGCACAGCCTGCTTCCAGGACAGGCCCGCAACGGCGGCAGCGATAGCCGCGTCGACACCGAGCGTCGTGCGCGCAGCGGATGCGTCCGTGTCATCTATCAGCGTGCGACCGAAGCTGCTCAGTACGGCCGAATCGATGTTCATGGCCGCGCCACCGCCGCTGACGACGACGTCGCCATAGTCGCCGTCCGCCAGACCCGATGCAACGCCAGAGCCGAAGAGGCCGCCGGCGCCCATGCGGTGGTCTTCCCAGGCTGTCACGGCGCTGGCACCGGTCGTGACCTTGTAGAGCCGCGCATTGGCGCTGGTGTCAGACCAGTCCGTCGTCGCAGTGAGGAAGCTGACGGCGCCGGTACTGCGGTCAGCGACGATGTAGCAGGTGCTGGATGCCGTCAGCGCCAGCGTGCCGTTGGCAACCACGGAGCCGCCGTAGCGGCAGCCGTAGTAGGCCCAGGTCAGCCCGATGCAGGCGCTGCCATGGCGGCCGAAGGCCGAGGCCGGGCTCAGGGCGTCTACCAGTTCATTGGCAGTCACGTCGCTGGAGGCTGCCTGGCGGTCGATCTGGTCGAGGGGTGTGGTGCTATCGCTCATGGTCAGGGGATGGTGATTTCTGCGGCGAAGCCGGGGCCCACGATGGCAGATACCTGCTGTACGCGGAGGGTGTGACCGCTGTAGTCCGGCGGCGTGGTCGGGGCGCCGAGCGTGTAGGCGCGCGTCACCTGACTCAGAAAGTTGTGGCTTGGGCTCCATGTGAGCAGCAGCTCCGACCCGCGCACGCCAGCAACCGCATAGGGCGTGACGTCGCCAAGCGAGGCGACGACGGCGCCGGTGGACGCGGCAATGAGCTTGATGCCCGTGACGCCGGGGGTGGCGATCAGCGAGCCAATCGGAATGATGTTTGTGCCGACGAACTTGCCGCTGGCGTCGTCGATGGTGTCGAGCACGGCATAGGTGCTGGGGTCGACGATGTCGATGTAGAAGTTCGCGCCGCCGGTGGACCCGCTGCTCCAATGGACCACGTAGGACACGTACAGCTTGCCGCCGATCACGGCGAGATCGAGAGCGCCCGAGCGCGTGAAGCGTCCCACCTCGGCACCGGTACTGGGATCGATGTTGACGACGACGCTGCCGCTGGCGATGACCCAGAGGGAGCCGCCGCCGTAGAAGAGAAGACCAAGGCCGTCCGGGCCGGGCGAGGCCACGGAGTAGGAAGCGATCTGGCTCAGCGTAGCGGCATCGAGCTTGAGCAGCTCGGCGGTGCTCTTCTGCGAGACCCAGACATCGGTTCCGTCGAACGCCACCCCCTGCCAGTCGCCTGCGATGGCTGATGCTTGGCTGACGGGCGTGGCCGCGACGTTGGAAGCGTCGAGACGGTAGACGGTCGTGTCTGCATAGACAAGGCCGGTCAGGAAGTAGGCCAGCACGTAGATGTGGCCGGTCCCGTGCGCAACCTGCAGCACTGCGTCGCCCAGCGCAGCGGACTGCGCGTCAACGGCGCCGGCCGCGTCGAACGCCACGGCATAGTGGGTTGAGCCCGTGACGCGGTAGTCGACATTGACACCCACCATGAGCGCGCCATACGCATTGAGACAGAAGGCCGGTTGCGCGAGTTCCTGGGTCTGCGTGAGCACATAGCTGCCGGCCGCCTGGCCCAGCGTGGCCTCGGGTGAGGTGACCGTCTGCTGCTCGACGATGGTGCTCCCATCAAGCACCGTCACCAGGTATTGCTCGCTGGCCTCGCCAAGGGGCAAGGCGGCCGCACTGAGCCATGGCACGATGTGCCGGCTGCGGCGACGCCAATTCGCCTGCATGGAGCCATCGCCCATGACGCCGACAGCGAGCTGCACCGGAGCCACCGGCGTGAGGTTGGCTGCGGTGTAGGTGAAGTCCTGTGCGGTGGCGTCGTCCAGCGAAAGGCCGAAGCTCACGCCCTTGAGCTTCGCTGCCAGGCCGATCTCGGAGCCGAGCTGGGGCATGCTGACGAGGGTCGAGTCCACCAGCAGCACGAAGCGCTCGCCGATCTCATGCGTCCCGTAGGCGCGTTCTGTCCCGAGCCTGTAGCGCAGCAGGCCAGAGAGCTCGTAGACATTGGCGCTCACCAGCGTCGCGCGCTGGAACTGGATCACCTCGTCGCCCAGCAGCGCCGGGTTTCCGCTGTTGAGCAACTGGTCGCGCGTGATGCTGGACAGCGTGCCGCTGTGCACGCGGATCTGCACCGTGTTGGACTCGTCGACCACGTTGCCGCCGTCGAAGTCGGCCAGCAAACCCATGGCATAGCCGAGCGTCGCGGCCGTGTTCATGTCCTTCAGAGCTTCGTAGGTTGTTCCGTCGTCGTGGCTGATGTACGCCCGGCCACCGCGCCAACTGGGCCGGTAGCCTGAGGCCGCGGCAAGGAAGTGCGGGCCGGTGTCGTCGGCGGGGCGCAGCAATGGGATGTCCATCGCCTCGAGCTTCATGGGACCGTCGAAGCGCACAGTGCTTCCGCCGCCACTCGTCGGGCTCACGGCTCCAGGCGATGCCAACACGGAAGGGTCAATGTCTCGCCCCTTCCAGTTGATGAGCGCGCCGTCCTCAACCTTCTCGGTGATCAGCACCCGGTGGACCAGCTCGCCGTCATCAAGCGCGATCGGGTCGCCTGGCTCCATGTCCACAAACTCGCGGCTCGTGTGCCACTCATTGCTGACCCGGCCAGCCCAAGCGTCATAGAGCGCTTGCGCCGCGATGCTGGCGGCCTGCTCGTCTTCGAGCACGATGGGCACCTCGACGGCCACCTCTTGCAGACTGCCAGTGGCAGAACGGCGGGCGGATTGGGTGCTGGCCTGGTAGTCCGCGGTCCGCGCCTTGTAGACCACATTGACTGCCGATGGCAGCTCGGTCTCTTGTGCTCGCGTGCGCTTGACGAGCGCTTCAGTCCGGCCGTCGCTTGTGGCGCCAAGGTCGTCAGCGCCGACAGTCCCGACACTCGTTTGCAGGTCGATGTGCTGGAAGCGGATGTGCGCGCCAGACTCGATGCCCATGAACCGGAAGGCTCTGGCCAATGGCTCAAGGTTGCCCCGGCCGCTGGCTTGGCGCGTGAGGGTGTAGCCCAGCACTTCACCAGCGAGGTCCGTCACGTCGATCTCGTCTTCGGTCAGCCCAGAGCGCTGGCAAATGTCAGAGACGATGTCAGGCAGCAGCGCCGAGCCCGCGCCGGCCAGCGTCGCGCCATCGTCCGCCTTTGCCGCCTCAGTGAGTGTGACGGGCCAATCGACGCCATAGGTGCCGCTGAGGCCAGCCTCCGCCGCGGCCGCGGTCCAAAAGGCCTCGGTGTCGTTCGCGTGGCCAACGGGCAGAACTGGGCCAAGCGCGGGCTTCGTTACCGTGCTGCCGGAGTAGGCGACCGCCTGCAGTTGGTGGAACGACCCAGATACAGCCTCATAGTGCAGGTTCCTGGTCACATCGCCGTCGCAGCTTATGCACCAGCCGGCGTTGCCCGGGAGTTCGGCGATGCCTTCTTCGCACGGGTTCCCGGGATAGCAGGTGTTCGCTGGCGGCGACAGCAGCCGCTCAACGCGGACCACAGCATGAGGCGAGAACCAGGCGACAGGGAAATGCGCTGACAGATCGGGTGGGTAGTTGGAGCAGATGTTGCCAACCTCATAGTGAGTCGGGGCACTGGTTCCGAATGGAAGCAGTCGGACAAGGCAAGGCTGGCCGTTGATGCGACCGCTGTCGTCGTCCATGGAACTGCTTGCATAGGCCCGGTCATCAATCGGGTCTGCGCCTAAGCGCGCCAGATCCGAACAGAAATACGTTGCGTCAACCACGCCATCAAAGACGACTACATCGGGCTGCTCGACGTTGAAATACCAGTCAACGTAGCGCGCGCCATTGCCGACCTGCAGGATCGAATCCTGGTCGTAGATGGACATATAGGCGTCACCGTCAGCCTTCCAGCCGATGTACTCGGTGTACTCAGGTCCGAAGACTTCCTGCACCAGCGCAGCAACTTCCGAAACGTCAGTGGTGACGTGAGCGCCGATCGTGTACTGGGTGATTCCGCCGATGCTGTGTTGAGGCAGCCCATCGTTCGTCCAGGCGCGCAACTCCATCGGCTCCAGGGCGTCATACTCGTGCGCCTCCGGGGTGTCGCTGGTCATCTCGAAAGAGAAGTTTGGCAAGCGGTTGCCGTAGTTGCTGAGCGGCATGTCCTTGAAGACGACATAGGCCACTCCCCTGTAGGCCTCAACGTTGCCCACCCCCTCGTGGGCTTCAATCGTCGGGTCTGGCAACTGGTCTTCAGTGCCGAGGTAGACCGTCATCAGCGCAGCAGTCGCTTCGCTGGCCGCATGCGCCGCGCCATCGGCCGCGTCGCTGATGTCGTAGATCAGCTTGGCGTCAGCCCAGATCTTGCGGATGCCTCCGATCTCGCGGCCGTTGATCGCGATGGCGCAGCTAACCGTATAGGTGTGCTGCTCCACCTTCGGGCCGCCCTTGCCATCGCTGACGTCGGTGTGCTCGACGAGATCAGTGCACCAGATGACATTGCCGGTGACGCGATCGCCGCCATAGGTGATCGGCAGGAAGGAGCCGTAGCTGCTGACCTGAACCGTCAGGTCGCTGAGCCGCGGCCCAGGCAGGGGCGGCTCGAACATGCCGCCGATGGCTGAGCCGATGGCAAAGCCAATCTGGGCGCCAGCCGAGCCACCGAAGTAGCCACCAATCGCTGCGCCGATCGCGCCAAGAGCCATGCGGGCCATTACGCAACCTCCGGCACGGCAAAGGCTGCCTTGATGTAGCCGCGCCAAGTGACGTCAAGCCGGTGCTCCGTGACGCGGCCGGCGGTGCTGAGTGCGTGGACCAGCGCCAATCCACCATGGCGATATGGCACCAGGATGCCGGCGTGATGCAATCCGGCGCCGAAGCTCATGTAGACGATGTCGCCGGCCTGGGCTTGATCGACAGGAACTTCGCGGAAATGCGCCCTCATGGCGGTCAACATCACGGCGGCGCCGCTGGTGCGCCCGTAGCCACCAAAGGCCGCGCCCTCGCGCTGCCACCAGTTTGGCGCGACGATGCCGATCTCCTGGAGCACGCCGACCACGTAGCCCACGCAGTCAGAGGCCACACCCTTGAGGCCGCACTGGTGCTGGTATGGCGTGCCGAGCCAATCGCGGGCCTCGGTCACGATGCGGTCGCGGATCATTGGCCTCCCACCAGCAACGTTTTGTCCTGGCCAGGGATGAAGCTGAAGCCGCGGAAATTGATGAGGTTGTCGAACTTTGCGATGCAGGTCGTTTTGGAGCGGTCGCAGCCCGGAACGATGGTGAAGGTATCGCCAACCTCGATCTCATGCGGCATCTCAAGCGCCAACTCGAGCACCCCGCCTGTTGCGTGTGCGCGGACTTCCATCCGCGCTCCGACGTTGGCGCCACTGGTCCACAAGATCTCTCCGAAGGCGTAGTAGTCAGCAGCACCAACCAGCGCGGAATCGGTGAAGCTCCGCTGGCCGGCGACGCTGGTGACAGCGCCGGAGACGCGCAGCGCTTCGAGGTCGACCTTGCAGCGGGCGTCTCCAAGCAATGCATCGCACGACGTCGATGCAATGCGGCCAACGTTGTTCTGCAGCTTGTGCAGCAGGCCGCGCAGCTCCGCCTTGTAGAGCGGCCCTTCGTGCTGGATCTCGCCGATAGAGCCGTAGCGAAGGATGTTCTTCCCCATCGTGACATCGGCCCAGTTCACCTCGGCAAGCTCGATGGTGGCTCCGTCCCAAAGGCCCGCCTCGATGTCGTCGGACGTGATGGCGTCGGACTCGAGCAGGCCGTCCAGATCCAAGTTGTCGACGCTGAAATCGGCGGCCGTCTTGAGCGCGGATGCAGTGAAGCCGGAGCGCGGCTGGTAGGTGACGCCGTCAACAGCAAGGGCTTCGTCATGGTCCGTGAAGCCGAAAACCTGGCCGTCACGGCGGGTGCAGGTCCATATCCTGGCGAGCGTCGTCGAGCCGGCCGCATAGTGCGAGGCGAGCAGCGGAGGCAGAGCCTTCATTCGCGCACCTCGACCAGCGGGATGCTTTCGCAGCTCACCAGCAGATCGTCATAGTCCGTGGTGCCGGGCCGCCGGTCCGTGATCACCCCGGGCAGCTCGTCGGTGTCGTAGCGGCACGGGACGCGGAACTCGCCGGACCAGGAAAGGGTGTCGGTCAGGGTGTTCACGACTCCGGGGGCAATGTCCATCGTCCCGGTCGTGTAGCTGATCGTGCAGCTCGACGTGATGTCGGTAATCACGCCGCTGCGCGTGCGGTAGACGGCCACGGTGCCGGACTTCGGACGCGTGATGCGGCGCTCGTAGAGGTCGCCGCCAGTGCCGTACTGCTTCGCCAGCTGGTATCCCGAAGGCGAATCACCGTCGTCGACCACGACGCCGTTTGAGGCCTGCACGCGGTAGTCCAGCGCATCGAGGAACGGGAAGCACTTTGCGCGGCCGCGCATCATGTGGAAGTGCGCCGCGATGACCTGATAGTCCGGCACGCGGCGCACGGCATAGGAGATGTCGTACCGGTGCCGCGTGTTGCGCCAGTTCTGGTTTGTCACCTCGCGACCAGACTGGGTTTGCGCCAGGTCGGTGTTCCACGCGACGCGGCGGCCTGCCCCCATCGCGATCTGCCGGGGGAGCTCTTTGTCGACAAACTTCATGGGGTGTCGTCAGTTGTTGCGGGCAGCCGCCCGGCTGACGCCGCGAGCTGACTCCGCGTAGATCTGCGTCTGGGTGTTGCGGTTCGGCGTGCCCTGGACCACAAAGGTCTGATTCACGGTCATGTGCCGGCCGCCGGCGAAGGTCGGGTTCGGGTCGACGGAGCCGTGGCGCGAGCCGGTGAGCAGCCAAGAGCCGCTGCCGTCCGAATAGACCTCGGGGCGGCGCTCGGCCACCTGGTAGAGGGTGTTCGGCGAGGTGGGGCCGCCGATGGCCTTGCCGCCACCGAAGATGGATGCGATGGCATCTCCCCACGCTGAGCCGCTGCCGGCTGCGCCACCAGCTGAGCCAGCGCCACCGAACAGGCCGGACAGCCCGCCGATGAACCCGCCCCCGCCGCTGGCCTGGCCATTGCCGCCGATCCAGTTGGAGATCTGATCGCCCAGTGGCTTGGTGATCAGGTTTCTGGCGAGGATGCGCAGCAGGTCGGACTCGAGGCCTTTCAAGATCTCGCGCAGGCCCTTGCCGCTGACGATGGCATCCTCAAAACTGTTGGCGATCGACTGGCCCACCTCGGAGCCAACTTCCTTGATGCGCTGCAGCAGCGGGTCGACCTCGGCCGTAGCCTTCTTGAAGGCCAGGCCCAGGCGCTCGGCGAACTGGATCGCATCAGGCGTGCCAAGCGCCAGCGCCAGCTCGTTGGCCCGATCGACCATCGCCGACAACTGCTCGAGCGCCTTCTTGCGTTCCTCGCCGACCTTCACCAGCGTGTCGAACTCGGAGGTGCCGCGCTCGGTGGCGACGAGCAGGAGCGCGTCTTCAGCGTTGCGCGCGCGATCGACGAGGAGCCCGTAGTCCTTCTGCGCCTGGTTCAGCGCTTCGGTGCCGGTCAGCAGTGCATTCAACTGGTCCGCGCCCGCCGGATCTCCGCCGGTTTGCGCGATCAGCTTCCTGGCCTCTTCGACCTGCTGCGTGATGCGGATTCTGGACGCGCCGGCGCTGTCGCCGGACAGCTGCAGGATGCTGGCGCGCAGGTCGTCATAGCGGTCGTGCAATTGCTTCAGCGCGCGGGCTTCTTCCTGGGCCGACAGGACGCCATCGCGACCGGCCTTGGCCACGGCTTCAGCGCGCTTGGCCACGACCTCGGCAATCTTGTTCTCGATGTCGACGCGGTCTGCGTCCTTGGACTTCGGCAGCGCCGCCTGGAGAGCGGCCTTCTCCTTGTCGAGCGCCTGGAGCTGAGATGCCAGGCCGGCGTCGCGGATGCGGGACTGCTCGTCGAAGAACTGCTGCAGGCTGATCAGGCCGTCGTCATAGGTGCCCTTGACGAACTTGTTCGCGAAGTCGTAGGCGTCTCGCTCCTGCTGGGCAAACTCGCGGATGGCCTTGAGCTGCCCGTCGAGCTGCTTCTTGAGGATGCCGGCGCCAGCGGTGTCCGCGCCGTTGAACTTGATCTTTGGCTTGCCGCCGGAACGGAGCAGCCGGGCGGTCTCTGCATCAGACTGATTGGGGTCAGGACCGGTATTCTCCGCCGCCGCTCTCTTCGCGCGTTGCTCGGCGAGACGCTCTCGAAATGTCTTGCGGCTGAGGATGTCGTCGATGTCGCTGGAAGCCTCCTTGGCGATCCGCAGGGCGGCCTTGAACTCGCCATCAATGATCGAGACATGGATTGCAGCGTCCGCGGCCAGGGCCTTGCCGATGATCTGGAAGGTGCGCACGACACCGTCGCCAGCATCACCCAAGAACGCCAGAGCGTCGACCGCGCTGTCGGCAAAATCCTTGATGGCCGTGTTCTGCTTCAGATCGCTGGTGGCCTTGTCGACGCCTATCAGCTCCTTGACGAACTCAACGGTCGCGTTGGTCAAGTCTGTGAGCGCCGGAATGGCCTGGGTAGCCGCCGCTTGAGCGTACAGGCGCAGGGTCGCAGCCGACTTGGCCTGGCGGTCCGCGTACTCGTCGGCGAGCTCGATCTGCTTCTGGGTCAGGATGACCTGCGCGCCGCCGGCCTCTTCGAGCGCCTTGAACACCCGCAGCTGCTCGGGACCGGTCTTGCCGAACAGGGCCTGGGCGACCGCCACTTTCTCGGAGCCGTCCGCGAAGGCGCCAAGCGCCTTGCCGACCGCCTCGTACTGGCCAACCGGATCGAGGGCCTTGAACTCCTGGATGTTGATGCCGATGGCCTTCAGCGCAGCGCCGGCGGCCTTCGACTCGTCATCGACGCCGACCAGGTTCTTGGTCAGCTTGTTGGCCGCACCAGCGACGTCGCTGATCTCGACGCCGGCCGTGGCCGCCGAAATGGCCAGGGACGCGATGCTTTCTGCGCTGGCGCCGGTGCTCTCCTCGAGGTCCTTGAACTCAGCGGCGCCCGTCGTCAGCATCTTGAACGAGTCGGCGGCGATCCGCACCCCAGCTCCAAGCGCCTCCAGAGCGATCTGGGCCTTGACGATGCCGGCGGCGATATTGCGGTCGAGGTTGTCGGCGAACTTCTTCGCCTGGACCTCGCTCTTGGTCATGCCGGAGATGAACTCGGCAGCATCAAGGCCCAGCCTGACGGTCAGGGTTCCAACGGACATCGGTTATCCCTCGCTGATGATCTCGGCGCCGAAGAATTCGGCGATGTCATCGAGATCGAAGTCGTCATCCAGCGCCTCGGCCGGATCGACGGGATCGAACAGGTAGTCGCTGAGGCGCTTGTCTTTGGCGCCGCCCAATCCGGCATGGATGAGCTGGGCGAGCTGGGCCAGGTACAGCTCCAGCCGCCGGCCCGGGAGCATCCGGCGCGCCGCATAGGTCTGCCACGCCCGGAGCTCCGCCTCTGTCATGGAACGCTTGAGCGTGCCCTCGGTCATGCCCAGTTCCAGGGCCAGGTCCATGACGAACTCGCGCCGAGGGCTTAGACGTTTCCCTGGCCACCGTCGTCGTCGGCGGCGGACAGCACCTTGCGCAGCAGGGTCCAGGGCTGCCGGGCGAGCAGACCCACGTCGTCTTCGTTGTTGGCATCGAAGAGGCGCTGGCCGGTCTCGTCGCAGATCAAGCGGCAGGCGCCGCGGGCCAGCCGGCGCTTGTCCTTGGCGCCGGTGGCATCCTGGCCCTGGAGGCTGTCAGCCTCGTCGACCGTGAGTGGGCGCACGAAGACCGTGCCCCATTCCTTGGTCACGACGGGCACGGGCGGCTTGTCGGCCGTGGCCTGCATGGCCGCGATCAGTTGAGCGCGGTCCATATTCATGCCACCAGCGCGCCGTTGGCGAACAGGTACTTCTTGCCGGTGCTGCGCATGGTGAAGCTGCCGGTCCACAGGCCGCCCACCTGGCCCTGCTCGCTCGTCTGCTGGACGAAGCCGAAGCCGATGACGAAGACGCCGGGCTTCTTGTTGAACAGGATCTTGTAGGCGAAGGTGGAGCCGGAGTTGTAGGCCAGGTCGATGGCCTGCTGCACCGCGACGTCCGGCGAGTAGTTGAAGTCGACCTGCACGGTGCCGAAGTCGGGCAGGCCGATCTCGAACTCCTGGGCCGTGCTGCATTGGCTGGTCGCAGCGATCTCGGGAGACGAGCCGCCCTGGCGGTTGAAGCCGGTCAACTCGCAGAGGGTGCTGAACTCGGCCAGGTCAGCCTTGCCGCTGCTGGCCTGGTAGGCGCCGTAATCGCTGGAATCGACGCCGATCAGCGAGTAGTTTCCAGCGTCGATCTTGCTGATCAGGGCCGGCACGTCGTTGACTTCGGTCATGCCGAGTGCACCCAGGATGCGCACGACGTCGCCGGTGGACTTGCCGTGCGCGGACTCGCTGACGACGGCCGGGTCGGCCTTGCTGATCGCCGAGATGACGCTGCTGGGGGAATCCGCGCTCCAGCCCGTGAGGAACTGGATGCGGGTGTCTTGGAACTTGATGCGCTTACCGCCGGACATGATGGCTCCTTTCAGAAGCAAAGAAGCCCGCACTCGGCGGGCTGATTGAGAAACGAAAAGGGCCACCATGTGGCAGCCCGGTTGGGTCGAAACAGGCGCCCGGTCAGGGCGTCGATTGGTAGAGGACGAAGTCCTCGCGATATCGGTGAACCTTGGCCTCGGCGTCCCAGGCCTCGCCGCCGCCCGGCTGCCGAATCCATGGATCAGCCAGGCCTGCCAGGGTGGTCAGGACCAGTGAGCGCAGCGCGTAGGCGGCATCCTTCGTGGTGGCGCAAATGTCGATCTGGACACGCACGTCCTCGTCGTCCTCGGTGCCGGCTCCGCACTGGTCGATCTGGTTGTCGAAGGTGACGAACGTTCCTCGGATGGCCGGCCAGGTCGGGACCTTCTCCTGGGGGAACTTGACCGGGTAGTAGCGGCCGGCGACCAGCGGGCCCAAGGCGGTGCGCAGGGTGGCGTGATGGTCAGTGCTCATTTGGCGGCTTTGTTTGCCTTGTCGATCTGCTTTTGCAGCGTGCCGACGATCTGTTGCGCCGCCGGCTCCTTCGATTCTTCGTAGGCCGGGCGGACGAAGGCGTTGGCCTCCATGTTCACCGTGCCGAACTCCTGAAGGATGGCGACGCGATTCGCGTACCCATGCTTTCTCTTGCCGCGGATGGCGACCACGTACTCGACGGTCAAGTTCGTTTCGCTCGCCTTGACCCGCTTCGTCACGACGTTTTTGCCAATGTTTCCGGGCTCGACGCGCACGCCCTCAATCTCATACGGCTCATCAGCCACAGGCGCACGCTGCTTGACAGCCTTCTTGACGACCCCCGCGCCCTTGCCGACCGCCGAGCGGCCGATCTTTGAGCCGACCTCGTCGCCCAGAGACTTCAGCGCCGCGCCCAGCTCCTTCAGCCCGTCGATCCTGGTTCGTGATGTCGCCATGGGTCACCCGCGATTCACGCCGGCCTCGCACACGAGCCCGATGAGCCGGCCGCGCAGGCCTTGGTCAGGCGCGTCCTTGACGTCCAGATAGACAAGCCCGTTGCGCCGGCGCAGCCAGACGGCGCGATCTGCGACGGTCAGCGCCCAGCGCTGCACGATCTCGCTGCGGACCCAGACCGTGTAGCCGCCGACAGAGCGCGTGCCGTCGGCCACCACGCGCTCGGCCCCTACCGCCTTGGCGCCGTCGACCGCGGCCGCGCATTCGCCCAGCAGGCGCCAGGATGTGATGTCGCCGTTGTCGTCCAGCACGGCTCGCTCGAAGCGGACGCGGTCGTTCAGGCGCTGCGCGCTGGTGCTGGCCCGGATGCTCATACGTGCTGGATCCGGTAGGTCTGCAGCATCGCCTCGCGCATGCGCTCCATAGCCGTGCGCTCGGGGTCCGACAGGTTGTCGTACTGCAGTTGCACGCCGATCAGGACCGCCTGCTTCAGGGTCTGCGGGATGCTGGCGGTGTAGTCCTCCTGGGATTCAGGCGGCGAGCCGGCGGGCGCATAGCCGGCGACGTACTCGACGCGAACCGCATCACGCCGGCATCGATCCAGCCCGGCCGGGACGGCGCCGCCTTTGAAGCGCAGCTCGGGCACCTGGTCGTCGGTGACGTAGTAGGTAGCCGAGTCCACCAGTTGCAGATCGTCGGCAGCGTCGTAGAACTGGACGCGCTCGACCCTGACGAGCGGCGGCCTGATCAGCTTGATGGCACCGCACGAGATGCTGCACGACAGGCGCAGCGTCCGCTGGACCAGCGTCCTACGGGTGGCGACCTCGACGTACTCACGCGCGCTGATGATCTGCGCGGCCAGCATGAGGTCGTCCGGGTGCGAGACCTCGGCCGGTGAACTGGAGATGTCGGGGTCCAGACGGAGTTGCTTGTAAACCTCGGCCAGCGTGACAGGCTCGAATGGCGGCGGGACGATGACGGTGAGATTCATGCGGCGACCTTTTGCAGTTCGGCCAGCTGCAGCTGGTCTTCCCAGGTCGCATCGCGCCAGATACGGCGCGCCGGTCTCCAGGCGGCGTCGATGCGAGCCTCTTCCCTGGCATCCCACTCCGGCGCTGCCCTGCCCGGCGGCGGCGGAATGCGCACGCGGTCGCAGCCGCGGATCTCCTCAATCTGCACTTCTACCTGCAGCACCAGTTTGCGCGAGAAGACGCTCGGTCTGCCCCGGATGGCTCCAGTCAGATGGCAACGCTCGAAGCTCGGAAGGTTCATCATGCGGTCTCCAGCATCTGGTCACGCTCGGCAAACCAGAGCTCGGCGCCGGGTGCGTTGCGGTAGTGCGGGAATCCAGGAATCCCCGCGGTCCAGTGCAGCAGAGACGCACCTTCCACTGCCTGGCCTTCGTCCACCAGGCGATTCCAGCGGTCGGGCAGCGTGCCGATGTCGTCGTCTGCGACGTGGCAAAGCTGCAGCGCGTCGATCATGGGCATGCTGGCCAGGCTGGCCGGCGTGCATGCGCGCCAGGCGTCGTGCGCGCAGTTCATCAGCATCAGCGAGGCCCAGTTCTTGCGCTTGTAGTCGCGATTGGGGCATTGCATGCTGGTGCCCAGGTACTTGACGGGATTGCGGGTCAGGTAGTCGTGGCGCACCAGCTGCACAGCCTTAGACGGGTCGAGCTGCGCGTCCAGCTCGGCGATGTCATCCAGCATCAGCATGTCGGCGGCGTCGGCAAAGATCGCGTGGCCCTGGTAGCACATCAGCCACGGCACCAGGAAGCGAGACAAAGTGAAGGCATTGCTTCCCTGCGGCAGGCCGCAGTTGTCGAGGCGGTGGGTGGCCACAGGTGCGCTGGCGCGGGCCAGCACGGAGTGAACGAAGACATGCCAGCCGACGGCCTCGCGCTTGTCGAAGCCGCAGAAGAGGTGGATCACAGCTAGGCCTTTCGAGCAGTGATTCGCATGTCCCGGCACTCGCGGCCAGCCGGATGAAACAGCGTCGGCTCGTCGCGGATATCGGTGAAGCCGTGCTGCGTCAGGAAGGCGCGCAGAGACTTCGGAGACCAGGCCCAGCGGTGCGCCATGAAGGGGTCGCACTGCCGCGGATCACCGTAGAGAGCCCAGAGGGTCAGCTGGTCGGGGTCCTTGCCGCCCTTCACCAGGCCGTCCAGCACGTTGCGGCAAGCCTTGAGCAGGTCCGGCAGTTCCAGCACCAGCCGGCCGCCCGGCTGCAGCAGCCGCTTCCATTCGGTGATGACCGTCTCGCACTCCCAGCGGTAGAAGTGCTCCCACAGGTGAATGGCCATGATCTCTTCGACCGAGCCATCCGGCAGCGGGATCTGCCAGGCCGGCGACACGACCTCGGCGGCCGGGCGCGCGACGGCGTCCACGCCGACATACCCGGGGATGCTGCGGCCGCCGCAGCCCACGTTGAGCTTCGTCATCCAATCACCCTCTCAATCCATTCCCAGGCCTCGCCGGCCTCGCCGGGATGCCAGTTCCAAAAGCCCAGGCGGCGGAGGAACTCCGCACGCTCGGCCGGCGCCGGGTCGCGGCCGGCGGCATACAGCGCCAGCGCAGCGCCGGCCTCGCACTGCACCGGCACGCCGGCCAGACAGGCGTCGACAGCGACATTGCTGTGCAGGCAGACGACCAGGCCGCAGCCACGCAGTGCTTCCTCGATCTCCATGCCGTGGCGCAGCACGGTGCCGCCCATCGGAATCGCTGCCCTGCCCTTGGGCCGCCACAGGACCTGACGGCCAGGAAACTCGGCCTTGATTCGCGCCAGCGCGGCCCGCTCCCATTGCAGATGCCGCAGACCGTAGAGCGTGGCCGACTTGTGGCCCAGGCCTACCAGCAGCACGGGGCCGGCAGGGTCCGCGTCCGAGCGCAGATTGACGGTCGAGCGCCATACCCCGGCCGGCGCCAGCGCCAGTTGCTCGGCGGAGGGGTGCATCTGATCGATCGCCAGGCGCATCGCCCGGCCGCGGTCCCAGTAGCCGAGATCCCACGTCACCACACGGCCGCCGCGCGCCCGGTGCAGTTGCAGCGCGAGTCGGCGGCGCTCTTGACCGGCCCCGTACATCATCAGGATCTGATGCCGGCCGGCGTAGGCCTTCGTTGTCACCACCGGGCCCGGCGCCGCGGCGATCATCGCGTCGAGCATGCGCCGACCGCGACTCGACATTGGCTCGTCGAGCAGCACCTCGACACCGTCAAGCACGGATGCTCCGCATCCAGTCGGCATAGACCCGCGCCAGGTCGGGCAGCCGCGGCGCGGCCTCCGTCAGCTGCTTGCTTCGCTCTCGGCGCTCGCCAGGATCTGCCAGCACGTCCAGCGCCTGGCTCAGTTCGATCGGCGAGTCCGCCCACAGCTCGGCGCCGGATGCGGTTTCCAGATAGCCGGCCTCCCTGCAGGCGATGACCGGCGTGCCGCTGGCTTGCGCGTTGGCCAGCTTGACGTTGGACTTCCAGTGCCGCGGCGCGTAGCCGGTGGCGTCGCGCAGCGCCAGCACGACGTCGAGCTCGGTCAGGTTGTCGGGGTTGACGACGAACCGGAGACCTCGCCGGCGGCACTGGTCCTCGATGCTCGCGCGCCAACCGCGGATGTAGCCCTCGCTTCCCTCGTAGCCGATGACGGCCAGCGGCCGGCTCGGGTTGCGGCGCAGGCCTGGCCGCGCGTGATGTGGCAGAGCCAGCACCGGCAGCCCGAACTCGGCCAGATCGGCCGCCATGGCCTGCGTGGCAGCGACGACGGCCGCCGGGCGGATGGCGGCGATCTGGTCGCGAAGCCAAGTCATGCAGGCTGCCTTGCACCAGTCATTGCCGGCCGGCTGCGGCCAGGCATCAACGATGTCCCAGATCAGTGGCACGCCGGCGCGGTGCACGCGCGCCACCAGGTCAGGCGGAGGGCGCTTGACGACGACGACGGCGTCGAAGGGCTCCATGTCGATGGCCTTGGCCAGGACGGTGGCGCCGATGGCGCGGCCGAGTTGCTCGCCGCGGATCTGCCAACTGCCCGATGCGCCCGAGCCGGTGACCAGTACATTCATCACGCCTGCAGCACGCATCTGATCGGTTCCCCCGTCCTGATCTCGTCGAGCGTCCATTGCGCCCAGGCCAACCGCCGGAACATGGCCAGCCGGGCTTCCTCATCTCGTGCAGGCTCAGCGCCAGCACCCAGCACCGACAGCGGCCGGCCAGCGCCTGCGCCGATCCAGCGCGGGAATTCGAACCAGACCGGCACGCCGAGCAACAGCGCCTGTAGCGCGGCGCCGCTGTGCCAGGTGATCACTTCGCGTGCGGCCGGCAGGTCATCGGCCAGAGGCTTGGCCGGTCCCTGGCCGGGGTGCGGCCGGATGCGGCCGCCGAAGCGCTGCTGCACCGACTCGGCCCAGCGGTCAGGGCTGCGCACGCCCGGCTCGCCGATACCGCGCTGGCCCAGGATCACCGTCTCGCTGCCATGCTGGCGAAAGGGCGCCATCTCCACGCCCCAAGCATCCCAGCGCGCCGGTCCGCCGTCTTGCCAGCGGCCAGCGCCAGCGTGATGCCCTTCGGCAAGAGCGAACCACTCGCCGCCACACCAGGCCTTGCCGAGGTAGCCGTTCTCGGTCACGAGCACTCGACCGCCGGCCCGCTCGAAGTGGCATGCCTCTTCGTGATATCCGCCGTACCGATTCCAGATCAGCAGCAGGTCGCCCGGCTTCGGATTGGACAGCTGCTCGACGACCTCGAAGCCGGCGGCGGTCAGGCCGGCATCGAAGGCCTCACGCCGGTAGTGCAGCGAGGCGCGGAGCCTGTTCAGCGCACGCGGCAATCTCTTCCTCCAAGGTCGACATCCGGAAGCACTTCAGCGCGCTGCCGGGTGTGACGTTGACGATGTCGGCTCGCGCCTTGAGCAGCGGCGCCACCTTCTCGAACCGGCCGACCCAGGTCACGTAGTTCTCGGGCGCCGTATCGCGCAGGCCGGCCGGGTGCACGCCATGCCAATGACCGCCGTGCATGTCGAAACCACACAGCAGCACGCGCTTGGCGCCGGCTTTGATGGCGATCTGCAGCGCCTGGGCTCCGCTGTTGCCGATGGTGTGGACGCAGTCGGGCTCGTCGCTGTAGCCGACAGTGCCGGCATTGCGCAGGGCCAGCACGCCTGGCACCTGCTGGCAGCTGACGCGCAGGCCGGCGAAAGTCGCCGCGTCGGCATTGCTCGGGTGCTGCCACCACTCGATGTCGGCCGCGTAGAGCATCGCCGCCCAGGGGGCCAGGCGGTGCGTCGTGTTGATCACGATGGCCGGCATGCCGGCTGCGCGCACCAGGTCGGCCACGGCCAGCGACATGCTCGGGCCGCTGGCCAAAATCGCCACCGTGGCGCCGGGCCACAGCTGCGGGATCCGCCACGCCTTCACCGGCGGTGCTCCAGATGCCTGGTCAGGTAGCCGGCCGGCGGCGAGGCTTCATGCCTCGGAGCACCGCAGCCGCCGCAGCTTTCTCCGAGCCGAACGCCCCGGCAGTAGGTGCACGTCCAGCGATGCTCGCGCTCCTGCGCCGGCGCAGCAACTGGACCTCTTGGCACGATGGATGGTGAAGTGATCCCCACGCGACCTCCTGGCTTCAATGAGCCGGCACCCGCAAAAGACATCAGAACCTCCGCCCGCCTTCGGTCATCTGCGTCAGGTCGCGACCAGCCCTGCCCTCGGCGCCGCGGTCGCCCTTTTCGCCGCGCAGGCCGTCGCGGCCGTCGCGGCCCTTCTTCACCGACAGCACCCAGCCGCTGTCTTCCGTGCCGGGCGCACTCTTTTCGTGATCGGCCATCAGCGTCCACTGGCTGCCGTCGCGCGTGACCTGATCGCCGCGGCGGTAGGCATGGAAGGTGCCGTCGATCTCGTGGCCTTCATTGCGCCAGATGCCGCGGTGGATGGTCACTGGCAGCGTGGCGGCCTTGCGCACGGTCTTGCCGTTGGTCATCGACAGCGCCAACTCGAACGTCCGTTGATCGGCGCCGACCTCGATCGCGGCGCCGGCGATGCCGTTCACGACGACGCCCCACCCGGCCTTCTCCAGGTCACCGTTGTGCGTGGCCAGGGGTTCCGTGCTCTTGAAGCTGCGAATGATGCCGCCGCCGTGATGGGCGAAGGTGCCGCGCCGGTAGGCCTTGGTGGGATCGACGGCTTCCAGCACATCGACGGTGAGTGCGTCCTTACCGGGTTCACCGTCGCGGCCATCGCGGCCAGCTGGTCCCTGCTCCCCCGGGTCGCCCTTCTCGCCGCGGTCGCCACGCGGGCCGGGCTCACCGGGGGCTCCGGGCTCGCCCTTCTCGCCGCGAGGGCCATCTGCACCTGGTGCACCTTGTGGGCCTGCCGCGCCGGCCTCGCCCTTTTCGCCGGGCAGGCCACGCTCCCCCTGGGGGCCCGGCTCGCCTTTTTCACCTGCCGCGCCGGCTGGCCCGGGCGCGCCATCGGCGCCAGATGGCCCGGGCTCGCCCTTTTCGCCGACGGGTCCAGGTTCACCCTGAGCGCCAGGGTCGCCTTTCTCGCCTTGCGGGCCAGCAGGGCCAGCAGGTCCAGCGTCACCCTTCTCGCCGACAGGTCCAGGTTCACCAGCGGGGCCCCGTTCCCCCACAGCACCAGGATCGCCCTTCTCGCCTGCCGCACCGCTGGCGCCAGCAGGCCCCGGGATCGCCTCGCGCTGCTCCAGTGCCTGCAGCCTCGAGATCACCGGGGCGAGGCTGCGCTCGACGAAGCCCTTCACGCCGGCGATCACGCGCTCGACGAGTTCCTTGGTTTTCTCGGTCATGGGCGTGTCCTAGTGCAGCTGGCGTGAGGCGATGAGGTAGGCGGAGAGGCTGACCAGCATGTCGTCTTCATCGATGAGGTGCCGCCGCAGGCCGTCGATGACGGGCGCGGGCAGCGTGTAGCGGTAGCCGCCGATGACTTGGGGCGGCGGCACGGGCGGCGTGCTTGATGCAGCACAGGCGCCGCCCATCCAGAACGCGAGAAGGCTCCGGCAGCCGCCATCCACTGGCGGCGTCTGCTGGGGCGCGGCTGCACCGCCCATCCACGGGGCCAGCATGCTGCGCAGGCCGGCATCAATACCGGGCGGCGAGGCGTCGGCCGAAGCACCGCCCATCCAGGGCGCCAACATGCTTCGAAGGCCAGGCGCCTCGGCCGCCGGCACGGCCGAAACGCCCATCCAGAACGCCGGGCAGCGGAACCCAGCAGCCATGCGTCAGGCCGGATCGTTGCCCACCACCGGATCGGCGCCGGCGCTGGTGGCCACGGTCGAGGTCCAGGCGGAGGTGGTGTCGTTTTCCTTGGTGACCGTCAGGACGCTGCCACTGATGCTCCATTTGTTGCGCAGGAAGCGCAGCGCGTTAAGCGGCGTGCGGGCATTGGTATCGCTGACGGCGGACATGTCGCGGTTCAGCAGCGCGTCCGCGTTCTCGATCGCCGTGGGCACGATGCCGATCACGGCGCGCAGGGCGTCCGCGGTGAGCTTGTACTCGCCGGGCGAGCCTCCGGCCGGCTCCATCATGGTGGCCAGGCGGTCGGTGATGACCTTGATGGCGGCGACCTCGGTGTCGACGTAGCCGGCCAGGGTATTGACGCTGGTCTGGCTGGCACGGGTGCTGAGCACGGCATCGAGGCTGTCGCCGATGATCTTGCCGGCGGTGCCGCTGCCATAGGCGCCCGGCAGCACAGTCGCCCACGGGTCGCCAGATCCGCCAGCAGCAGACAGCGCGGCGCCGGTGCTGCCGACGATCGCATGGCCGGACAGAGCCTCATCCCAGACGGCATCGGCGATGGCCGCTGCCGAAGGGGCGCTGCCGCCGCCGCCGACTGGTGCCAGCTCCAACGCGTCGGCCGTGAACTGGTACTCGCCCGGCGAGCCGCTGGCCGCGATGAGCGTGGTGTTGAGCTTGTCGGTCACCGCCTTGATCGCGGCGGCGGTGCTGTCGGCAGGCGGGGCCGCCAGGATCTTATAAGTGATGGTGCCGCTGGGCGTGGTGGTCCAGGCATCGACGGTGGCGGTGTCGGTGCTGGACACGTAGTCCGTGATGACGCGCGATTGGCCGACGCCGGCCGAGCCGCCGGTGATCTCGATGACGGCGCCGATCAGCTCATCGTTGGCAAAGGCTGCGGCGCTGCGAAGCTGCAGGGTGGTGGAGGTGGCGGCCTGGGCGGTGCCCTGGTCGACGATGCCCTGCCACGGCACCGCGCCGGGGGTGTCGTCGAAGGCGGTTTCGAGGTTGTCGGCGGCGGTGGAGTCGCCGCTGATCTGCACGGCGTTCGCGCTGACGACGCCGGCGGTGATGGACAGCTGGCCAGTGCCGGTGCCAGGGCTCAGCAGCACGGAGGCGCCGATGTCGCGGGCGGTCTGCGATGTGCCGGTGATATGCGTGGTGTTGACGCTGGGCACGCCGGCCACGGCCTCCGCGGCCACCAGACGGAAGGTGGCCGCGATGAAGTTGACGGTCTGGCTGTCGATGGTGACGGCGCTGACGACGACTGAGTAGAAGCTGCCAGCGGCATAGAAGCTGGCGTCGGAGTTGTCGCCGGTGTCGATGCTGAAGCCGTGGATGCCGGTGATCCCGTCGATGTCGATGCCGTCGGTGTCCAGCAGCACATAGCCGTTGTCGCTGGCGCGCTGGGTCATCGATGTGCCTTTGTAGACCTCGATGTCCGTGACGGCCAGGCCGGTCAACGTGACGCTGGCGCCGGTGGCGGCGGCGTAGGCGGCGAATGGGATCGGGAGGACGGATCCGATGGGGACGGCGCCGAAATTGATCATGCTGGTTCAGGCCGCGAGCCTGCCCTGGGTGAGAGTGGATCGAGTCAGGCCGCCGGTCAGCGGGCCGCCGCCGCCAGCGTTGCGTGTGACCGGGTGCGCGATACCGCTGGTGGTGACGCCGCCGTTGGCCGTGAGCGTGTAGAGCCCATTGGTGCTGGTCAGGTCCGTCGCGGTGCGCAGCGGGAAGCTGGCCACGCAGTTGGATAGCGTCTCTGACAGAGTGCCGGCGGCCAGGGCGTCGTAATCGGTGTCATCAAGGGCCCGATTGAAGACGGCGAGTTCTGCAACGCTACCCTGCAGGAAGAAGTTGTTCGCGCCGCCATTGGCCTGAAAAACGCCGACGAGGATCTGGTCGTGGCTGGATAGCTCGTCAACTATGTTGGTGGTGTCAATGCTCTCGACGTTGGACCTGAAATAGACCTTGCGACTGGTTGCACTCTGCCAAACGCACATCAACACGCCAAACACCGTGGCACTTAGATCCGGCGTGGTGGTTTTGGTTGCAGAGGAGCCACCGTTGGCCACGCTGGCGGCGCTGGCGTTCTTGTCGGAGCCGAAGTTCGTGAACCATCCCATGCAGTACCGGTTCGACGACGACGATCCCTGCAGCATGGCCGCTTGGCTGGCCACGCTCGTCGATCCCGTCACCTGTATCGATGCCGAGCATGGATAGGCGTTCACCAGCCGCTGGGCCAGCTTCAAGAAGGCGTCAGTGCCGTTGAGTGCGACAGCCATATCAAGCGGTCCTCAGGAAGTGCATGTTGGCCGCCTTCGCCGGGAAGATGGCGAAGCCTTCGACACCGCCGGGCAGCGTGACGAACCACATCTTTCGGTTGAGCGTGTTGTTGCCGGTTGCCGGCAGCGCGTCGCTCCCAGCCGCCGGAGAGAGGATCTCCATGTCCCAAGCCGTGCCGGGATTCGGCGTGATCTTGTAGAGGTGACCTGCGTTGCTGTAGTCGCCCGCGTACCAGAGGAAATAGCCGTCGGTTGGGTTCCAATCCATCGCGGCATAAGCGCCCAGATCAGCCTGGAACTGCGTGTAGGCCGCGCTGGCGTTGAAGGTGATGGCGGTTTGCGTGACCGTCGTGCCGTTCGTGCGGACCTGCTTGATGGCGCGCACATCGGTGCCAGCGCCATGGCCGTCGCCGATGGTGAGTCCGAAGAGATAGCCGCTCGTGCTGTTCCACGCCCACGGCATCTTGACCACGGCGGACTGCTGGTTCACGACCGTCGGTGTGATCCAGTCGTTGGTGGCGACGCGGTAGATGCGCTGACCGGCCGCGCCCCAGATGGCGTGGATGTCACCGGTCGGGCCTGCTTTGGCGTAGCCCCAGAAGCCGTCAGAACTTGCAGGCCAGGGCCAAGTGCCGGCTGGATCAAACGTGTTGGTGTCGAGGTTGAACCCGTCCATCACGTTGTTGTTCTCCGCCCCGCTGCCGCTTTCGCCGCCGCCGGGGCCGCCGTAGGCGCCATAGTTGCCGACGAACATCAAGCGGTTCTGCTGCGGCACGAAATGCACCGAGTCGTACGTATGCCGCGCGGTTGGCGTGCCGTCGGCGTTGTATGGCTGGTCGTAGTAGGCCGGGCCCGGGTCGGACGTCAGCGACGAGGCCTTACGCAGGCTCCACGACAGCGTGTCAGCCAGCAGCGACATGCCCACCAGGCGGTTGTCATAGCCGTTGTAGTGGCCACCGCACAGCCCGAACAGAATCTCATTCGTGCTGTAGTTGAGCGCGCCGCCGCAGTAGGCATCCACGTCCGCGCCGCCGGCGCCGCTCGTGCCGGCAATGGCTTTGAGCTGATCCACGCCAATGGCCGACGTCCAAGCTGGCCTAGGGACGGTGAAGCGCGCCAGGCCTCGATTCGCGGCGATGGCGGTGATGTGATTCATGCGTTCTAGGCGGGGACCGGGATGAAGCTGACGTCCTCGATCAGCAGGGTGCGCGGGTCGCGCTGAGGGACGACGTCGACCTGCTGGCCTGCACCGGAGAGAGGCGCCAAGCGGATGCGGATCGTGGCGCCGGTGGATTTGTCGCGGTAGAACTTGGCCGTCCATGCGGTGGGCGCCGGCAGCTGGCCAGATCCCTGGCCGGCCGGCGCATCGCGGCCGTCGCGGCCCGCCGGGCCTGGCTCACCACGCGCGCCCTGGGGGCCCGGCTGGCCCGGCTGGCCCTGCTCGCCGCGCGGCCCCACCAGGGAGAGCAGCCACTCGGTCTCACTGCCGACGAACCCGTGCGCCAGCGCCAGCTGGTAGGCGGACAGGCCTGGCGCACCGTCAGTGCCGTCCTTGCCGTCGCGGCCGTCACGCCCGTCCTGGCCAGGGGCGCCAGCAGGCCCTGGGTCGCCGGGTTCGCCGGGCTGGCCGTCACGCCCATCTCGTCCGTCGCGGCCGTCAGCCATGGGCCGGCTCCAGCGCGTCGAGGCCGAGCAGCAGCTCGTCAACGAACGTCTTGAACTCGATGTCTTCGGCCGCGGGGGCACGGGCCTGCTCCTGCAGCTGCTCAACCAGAGCGCGGGCCTCATCTGCCTCGCTTTGCGCCCTGGCGGCCTGGCTCTGCGCCAGCAGGCGCTGTTCGTCGGCCGCGGCCGCCTTGGAGGCGAGGTTGCTGATCGCATCAAGCGAACGCGCCAGCAGGTCCTCAGCAGCCTTCGAGCCGGCGGCGGGATCAGCTGCGACTGCAGGGGCCGCGGGCGGCGCGGGCGCGGGGGCGACCGGCTTGGCAAAAGGGTCGGCCATCGCGTCGCGCTTGGCCAGTGCTTCGAGGCTGTAGTTCTGCTGCTGCAGGTAAACCGCATCGCCTCCCGGGATAGGGCGGCGGTTCAGCTTGGCGCGTGCCTCGTCTGGCTTCAGGATCGCACCGCCGACACCCTTGGCCAGCACATCCATCTGCGTGGCGCTGTCCATGCGCAGCAGGCCATCCAGGTCAAACTCGACCCTGTAGCCATCCGGCACAGACAGGCCTTCTTCGAGGCAGAGCTCGATGTCTTCGATGTGGGTCTGCAGGCAGTCGCTGTAGTACTGCTGGTTCAGGGCCTGGACGTTGTTGTTCGTCGGCATGCTGCCCTGGTTGATCTTGTACGCCGGCATGCCAAAGGCCGTGGCGACGTCGATCGCGGTCAGGCCCAGCTGCTCTACGAGCTGCGCCTGCTCGGCGGCGATCGTCAGCGCCTCGTACTTGAGGCCATCGCCGAGCACCGCCAGGCGCCCCAGCCTGGTGCCGCTGTAATTCTCGTTCCATTCCTTGGTCAGGCGCGCGGCTGTGATGTCGTCGATGGTGCCGGGCGCCGTGAGCATGCCGCTAGGGCGGCTCATGTTCTGGAAGAAGGTCGTGCTGTTCTGCTGGATGCGCAGGCCCAGCGTGCCGCTAAGGGCGCAGGCATAGATCGGTGGAACGCCGATCAGCGGGTGCCACAGAGTGGGCCCGCGGTCGTGGATGATCTCGCTGGCCGGCGCCGCGGCGATGCCGGTCGGGATGCGGGCCAGCTGATCGCTGGAGAGGCTGTAGTAGACCCCGCCGTCCGGAGTGACCAACGGCGTAACGCGCCGCGGGTCCAAGAGGTACAGCGCCACAACGATGCCCCGCTCGTCGCGGACCTTCATCGCGTAGGCATTGCCAAACAGGAGCTTGCAGATCAGCCAGTAGCGGATGAACTGGATCCGGTTCTGGAAGCTGTTGGGCCGGCGCAGGACGCGCCAGAAGGGCGAGTTCTTGGGTGCGAGCTCAGGCACGCCGGGCGTGGCGGTCTCGGTCAGCAGCTGCAGGCCCAACTTGGCAATATCGCCAGCGATGCGCGTGACGCACGCATAGATTGGCGAGTAGGTCGCGAGGTTGGCCGGCGGCTCGACCGTGATGTTCCGCTGCCAGGCTCCGGCGAAGGATTCCTGGATCGGGCCCCACAGGCCGCGCATGGTCGTGACCAGACCCATGTTGTTGCCGGACTTGGCCAGCATGCCGGCGGCCAGCATCGTGACAAGGGAGCGGTCAGCCACGAGCAATACCCCTCAGCAGCAGGCCGGCCAGCACGAACAGGATGACCGCGGCGGTAAGCAAGGCCCAGGCGGTGCCGTGCAGCAGCTGCACCCCGGCGACGGCGCAGGTCGACCCGGCCAGCAGCATCAGCACGATGATCGCGCCGGCCGAGGTGGCGAAACGGGCGGCACCGCGCAGCGCGCGCCACGTGCGGGCGAGCGCCACCATCACCGCAGCGAAAACGCGGCGCGGCATCGTGCTTGGAATCACGATCCGGACTTGGCAGCGTGTGTGCTGCGCGTGCGGCGCGTCGTCGATGCGACGGCCGTCTCGGTGGCCGGTGCAGCCGCTTCATCGGCAGTTGCAGGCGCAGCGGCGGGTCGATCAGCGGGCGCCTCCGGCTCTTCCTTCGGCAGCGTCTCATTCCCGACGGAGCTGACATGAACATGCAGATCTGCAATCTGCGGCGCCTCGACCGGAGCCGGCGCAGGCGTGAACGTGGGCGCTGAGGCTGGCGCGGGCGCCGACGGCAGTGCGGCGGCCTGAGTGGCAGGCAACTCGGTGGCCTTGCGTTTGGCGACCAGGTAGTCGGCGTCGACAGGCGTTGCCCAGAAGCGCGCGCCAGGCGCGTAGAAGACATCCCCCATGGGGATCTCGACCAGCGCCTCGAGGTGTCGGGTTTGGTAGTTCATCGCGGTCTCCGATATGAAGGAATGGCCCGAGGCCGAGGCCCCGGGCCCCAACTCAATCAGCCGAAGCCGATCAGTAGTTGGTGTTCTCGATCAGCGCGATGCCCAGGTTGGAAGTCCGACGCGGCGCCCAGTTGATGAACTGTTCCGCGCGGATGCCGACCAGGTTGTTCTGCCACAGGCTGACCAGCGACTGAGCGCCAGCGGACGGCGCGTCGTTCATCTGGACCGAGGCCTCCTGCGACATATCGATGGTCACGCCACCGTCGTCGGCCAGGAACACTTCTTCCTGGGTGACCAGCGCGATCTGCAGTTCCGCCGGCGAGCCGGACGTCACCATCGAGTTGGACACGATGACGGGGATGCCGTACCAGGTGCCACCCAGCATGGTCAGCTCCGGGAAGGCCTTCTCGTCCTGCGTGGTGCGCTTCATCGACAGGCGCAGCGCCACCGTGGCCGGCATCACCCACACGGCCGTGGAAGGATCCACGTCCGACGTGGCGAACATCGCCATGGCTGCGCGCACGTCCGCGTCGATGGCCGCCAGCGTGGAGCCGCTCGACTGGATGCGAGTGGCGCCATTGGTGATCGACGCCGGCGACACGTTGGCCACGCCGCTGTACGACGGGTCCATGAAGCGCTTATCGATGTAGGTCGCGATGCCCTTGACCATGTCGTCGCGGGCCCGGGTCTCGGCCTTGATGGTCGAGAAGCGGACGGCCTCTTCGGACAGCACCACGATGACGGCGACCTTTGCGTAGCTCAGGCTGACGTTGTCGTAGGTCTGCTTGTTCACGGGCTTCGGCGAACCTTCACCCACGAAAGAGCCGGTGACACCGGTCAGCTGCCGGCCGGCGCGCATCAGGAACGGCACGCGGTTCAGCTGAGTCATGCGGCCCATGATCAGCTTCGGACGCAGCAGTTCGACGAACTCGTCCTGCATGTCGCTGTACTGCGTCACAGCCGTGTCGGTGCCGGAGACCGTGGTGACGGCCGCCTTGTCGATCGCGAGCAGCTCGCGAGTGCCACCCATCGAGATGGCGGCCTTAAGGACGTTGCCGACTTCCGGCGTGTCGCCGTACCGAGCCTTGGCGATCTCGTGGGCCTGCATCACATTGCCCTTGGCCTGGGCCATGGACAGAGCGAAGCGGGTGAAGCGCAGTCCGGCCGGCAGATTGCTCTTGACGGTGACCGTGGCGCCGGGGCGGATCTCGACACCGCCGGGGTCGCGGCCAGCATCGCGCGGCAGAACTGCGGCCTTGCTGACCATGATCGCTTCGTGCTTGCGCAGAAGGGTGATGTGCGCGTCGATGGCCTTGATCTCGGCTTCGAACTGCGCATGCTGCTCGGTCTCATGCTCATCGAGCGTGCGGCCTTCTTCGACGGACTTCTTGACCAGTTCTGTCGCGCCGTCTTGCGCGGCGATGCGCTTGGACTCGAACAGGGCGATCTGCTCTGAGATGGCCAGCGGGGCGTTGGCCATCATCAGGCCGCCGGCGGCGGTCTGCCAGTCGAGTTGATGGAGGTGGACGCCGGCCATATAGGCGCAGACGCCGACGATGAGCACTGCGGCCAGGGCCAGCAGGCTGATGCGGATGGTGGAACTCTTCATGATTTTCCTTTCGGGATCTTTGGTGGTCACTTCAGGTAGACGACGCCTTTGCGTCGTACCGGTTGGGTTGCTCCCGAAGCGCCGGGATCTGTGTTGCCGGATGACGCCGGCGCGCGGTCGAGTCGGACGACAGGCCGAGCGCCAGACGCGGCGCGACGGATGGCCTGGTCGGCCGACTTGATGGAGGTGATTGAGCAGTCCTGGTTGGCCGCAACCGTGACTGGCGAAAGCTCAAGCCACAGCCACTTCGTGTAGCGGTAGCTGTAGGTGCCCTCGATGCGGGCTGACTCGATCGGGTTGAACCCGATCGACAGGCCCTGCACGAGCTTGGCCTTCAACATTGCCCAGGCGGTGTCGAGACGGTCCTTCAGGCTGGCGGGCTCGGAGATGTCGGCGACCTCGCCTTCGATCTCAATCCCCTTGTCGGTAACCTTGGCGGCAGTTACCCATCCGACGGGGTCACGGCTGTCATGCATCCAGCAAAGCGGGATCGGCAGCTTGAACGTGGCGCCCTTGGGCTCGACGATGTCGCCGACGGTGTCAGCGGTCGGCGTGGTGGCGACTCCAGTGAACCGGCGCTTGCCATCGGCGCTCGGGCCCATGGCCTTGATCTCCAGGATCGCGTATGCGCGCATGGTCATGGTGGTGGACTCCAGAAATGAGGAAGCCCGCTCGAAGGCGGGCTTGGGTGGTGCTCGGTGGGTCAGGTGAAGAGCAGCTGGTACTTCTTCTTGCGCGGCTTCGGGTTCATGCTCATGAGAGCAGCCGCATTCAGCAGTGCGATCAGCGGATCGATCTTTCCGGTGCCGGCTGCCTGCTTGGTGATGATGGTGGCGTTCCCTCTGGCCTCTGCCTTGGCATTGCCAACCGACCATGCCAGGATTGGCTGGGCACAGTGCTCCAACTCCCCGTCAGCCAACTTCACTTCCGTCGTCTTGATGGCGCCGGACAACTTCCACCCCTGGGGGATGCCGATGATCCGATCGCTCTCGATCTTTCGCGCCTCGATTTCGTCCACGATCGAGGCGATGCCGACTGGGTCGACACCGATGCGATCCAGCAGTCCGGACTTCTCGATCTTGACCACCAGATCCGCGACCTGGGTGAAGGCCTCGGTCATCTTCGAAACGAGTACCAGGTCGCCGTCGCGCACATAGTCTTCGAGGCGCGATGCCTCGGACTTGCGCAGCGTCAGCACGTCCTTGTGAGCCCAGGCCTTGCCCCAGTGCAGCCAGCGCTGGGTGCCTGTGATCCTGCCCAGCACGCCGAAGCCGAGCAGGTCGTCCAAGCCGCCGCCGTCGATGCCGATGGTCACAACCTCACAGCGCTCGAGGATGCTGTCCAGTGTCAGCGTCTCGTCGCCCTGCTGCTCCCAGTAGTTGCTGCCGGCCCAGCCGTCGGCCATGAGGGCCAGGCCGATCTGGATGTTCAAGTGCTGCGATGCCCAGCCGCGCAGCTCGGCCTCGCCGGAGATCTCGGCCAGCTCGCATTCCTCGACGAGTCGGTCGACCGTGATGGACTTGCCGGCGTTCGGCGTCACCATGTGCCAGTTCGCCGGATCGCGCCAGGGCTTGTCCTTGTGGACCTGCATTGCCGTCGGGAACTCGTATAGCACCGGCAGAATGCGCGCGTTGAGCCTGCCGTCGCGCACACTGCGCGCCTTGTCGAGCTCGGCCTTCATGATGCCGACCGGAGCTTCCTCGCTCTGCGTGGTGATCGTCACCATGAACGCCTCGGGGAACGGCAGCATGCCGCCGCGCAGCTGGCGCAGCGCACTGGCGGCCTTGGCCATCTTGGCCACCACGTGCATCTCGTCGATCAGCAGGCCCACGAACTTCTGGCCGGTCAGGATGGCCGGGTCGAAGGTCATGATTTCCAGCTTCGCGCCGGTGTCCCGATGCACGATGGTCTTGAGGTGCTCCCGGGTCTGCAGCTTGGCTTTCAGGACCGCATCAAGCTCGATGGCTCCCATCGCCTGACTGAAGGCGAGGTCTGCGGTGTCCTGCACCGGCGCCGTCAGACCGAACCGTGCCGCCGGTCGCTCGTTCAGCAGGAGGGCCGTCAGCATCAGCAGCGCGCCGTAGCTTGTCTTCGAGTTCTTCTTTGGCACCAGGCAGAAGATCTCGCGGATGAACCTCGCTTTCGTGACCGGGTCCATCGCTCCGAACAGCGCGCGGACGATGTCACGGAACCAATCGCCTGCGGCGTCGCCCGGCTGATCTGGCGGATCACTCGGAAGGGCAGGCCCCAGCCGCGGCGTGCCGGGCACGTCCGCCAGGCGCAGCTTGTCGAACACCGCGACAGCGCGATCTCCGCTGGGCCCATGAAGAGGAAGCGTCGGCACCAGCGACCGGCCGTCCCTGAGCCGCTCGGCCCAGTCCGGGCACGCCAGTGAAATCCGGCTCGCCGGAACCGGCGCTGTCAGATCCATCGTCTACTGGACGATGCCAGGCGTCGGCAGGAGTCCGGCCCACTCGGTGCCGTCGGCGGCGCCAGCCGCTTGCTGCTGCGCAACCTCCTTCTTGCCCAACCTTGCCTGTGGCGCCTGAGCCCCCTCCTTGGGCGCATCGGGTGGCGCGCCAGCAGGTCTAGCACCCAGGCCAAGCGCGAGATAGGCCTTCACGGCGGCCGAGTTGCCGCGTTTGGCTGCCGCATGCAGGGCCACCAGCGCTTCCATCTTCTTCTCGGCCGCGCCGGCGGTCAGCTCCTGCTCGAAGTACTTGTAGAGCGTCGGCTTCGTGATTCCGAGGCCAAGCGCGATCTGCTCGTGCGCCATCCCGGCGCCGGCCGCGACAGCAACTTTTCGCCGCTGCGCCGCCGTCGGCTTGAAGGAAGGACGAGCCATCGTTTACCGTTTTGAGGCCACGGGCCGAATTTCGGCCCGCGGAAAAAAAACCTCTCGATGAGAGGGCGTTCGGTCAGGAGAAAGAGGCCATCCAAGGATGAACCTACCCCCCCCTGCCCTGCAGCGTCGTCGTGGCCAGGGCCCGTCGCGCGGCGTTCTCCGCCTCGGTCTTGGCGTCGTGGCACGGCTTGCACAGGCTCTGCAGGTTGCCGTCTTCGTCGCTGCCGCCGTCCGCCTTTGGCGTGACGTGGTCGACATGTCGCGCCGGTGTGAGCAGGCCCTCGCGCTTGCACTCCAGGCACTGGTAGTTGTCGCGGGCGAGTATGCGATCGCGCCGCTTCTGCCAGTCCCAGCCATAGCCGCGCGCAGTCGTGCTGCCGCGGTTGGGGTCATTGAACCCGGGCGACACCGGATCTCCTGCAACCCTGGTGTCGAGCGTCCCCACCCTGCGCTGCAGCGTAGCTAGACGTCCGGCCATCCTCGTTCCTATGTCTGTTGCCGGTTACGCATCCGGCGCCATTCCGGCCGAGTTCTGCCCGATGTACGCCGGCAGGGGCCAGCGCGGCGACTACATGGCCCCGCGCCCACCTTGGTCCTGCATGTCAGCCCCGATCTGAGGCGCCTTCCACTGTGAGTCGGGAGACGTTGAGGCGCGCCCGGTGAGCGCCCGCCTTGATCCCCAAGGTGTCCGGTCCTGCTGCGCGCGGTCTCCACCAGCCCCGCAGGTCAGGCTGGCGAGAACTCTAGAAAGCGAAAAGCCCGCCGAGCATTGCTGCTGAGCGGGCTTTGGCGCCGCTTCATTCAGACATGCGGCGGCGCAACGAGCGGCAATGTAGCAACCGGCGCATCAGTCGTCAACTTCCGAACCGATCTTGCGTCGCCTGTGATCAGACCACTGGGTCCATGACACCCGCCGCAATGAGCTTGACGGCCAGCATGACCCTGGCTTCCTTGACGATGCGTTCTCGGTCAGCAGCAGCAATCCGCGGGCTGTTGAACACGGAGACGCCCAAGCACAAGGTGCGTGCCTCAATGCATATGGCGGTGTGCCACGGGTCGTCCAGCTCCGACACCTCATAGTCCACCTGCTTCATCTGCGCCTCTTCGATGGCCACGTCGAGCGCGCCATTGGCATCGTCATACTGCCGACTGGCCCGGTACTCGCTGGTGGCTGACCCACCGCTTGAATACCCACGGCCGCACTGATAGCCGGCACGCCACCAATGCCAGCGTGACAGCAGGTCATCCAGCTGAGCGTCTAGCTGAGTTTGAACGAACTCGGCGAGATCGGCCGACAGAACGGGCTTTGACATCAGGCGTGCACCTCACAGATGCGGAAGAGCAGGCCGGCCAGCTCAATGGTGCTGCCGACACGGAAGAGAAGGGGCTGGGCGCGCGTGCCATCGAGCGTCACGCGGAGGGCAGACCAGTTGCCGCGGCCGACGGGCTTGAGCACAAGCATCACGCCAGCTTCCTCAGCCCGTAGTGCGCCAGCAGCAGAGACTCCGCGCGGTTGTGGTCCTTCATGCGCTTCAGGTCGGTGGACAGGCCCGGATAAAGAGAACGGGCCATCTCCAGGGAATCGGCCTTGTCGGCTCCGCCTAGGCCATACATGCGCTTCCAGGTTTGCGGCTGCACGGCTTCGGCCTTGAAGCCGGCAACGTCCAGCACGGCCTGGATCACGCCACGGCTGAGCACCAGACTGTTCTGGCTGTGGAAGCTGTTGAACTGCACCCGGTCGTTGTGCATGGGCCGTGCGCGCACGTCCTCGAACACGGCCAGCGCCACATGACCCGCCGGCACGAGCTCGCGCAGCAGGTCCAGAAGCTGGCGGCCGTGGATGCGCTGCGGCCGGAACAGCGCTTTGCCGCGGCCTTGCCTGGGCTCACCGTCCGGGATCGTCGGGATATCGACGATGCGCGCCTCGAGGCCCATACCAAGGCGGCTGATTGCGCCTGTTAGGCCGATGTCGATGCCAAGGATGATCACGGTGATCCCTTCAGTTGAATCCGCCGCCACCAAAGCCGCCGCTTGAGCGGCTGCCGATGTCGTCGTCGGTGTCTTTCCACCGCTGGTAGTGGCCCTCGAAGTCCAGGCCGAAGCGTTTGCCCGGCTTGGCCTGGCGGTTCTTTGGCAGCGAGCAGCCGATCAGCCGGTGCGTGTCGTACTCGCGCACCTGCCACAGGAACAGAATCACGTCGGCGTCCTGCTCCAGCGCTCCGCTGTCGCGCAGGTCGGCCATGCCCGGCTCGGGTGACGACCTGCGCTCGACATCGCGGTTCAGCTGGCTGAGAAACAGCACCGTCGCGCCAAGGTCCTTGGCAAGCGCCTTGACGCCGCGGCTCAGTTCCTCGATCACGGTGTTGCGGGTGATGTTGCGGGGCGATCCTTTCGGCGGGGCGCACAGCTGCGCGTAGTCGATGACCAGCAGCCGCAGCCCCTTGATGGCGAAGGCCTTGGTGCGGATGTCGTGCAGCGTCAGCGCGGCCTGGTCATCGATGGCCAGTGGCAGCCCGTTCAGCTCGTCGATCGCCGGGCCCAGGCGCGACCACTCGGGCTCGCTCATCTTGCCGGTGACGATCCGGCCGTAGCCGATGCTGCCTACGTTGGCGACGGCGCGGTCGACGATCTCGGTCCGCTCCATCTCCTGGCTCAGCAGCAGTCCAGCATGCCCGGCGCGGGCGCCGTGCAGCAGGATCTGCGTAGCCAGCGACGTCTTTCCGACACCGGGCCGAGCCGCAATCACGATCACCTTGCCTGGCCGCATCCCGCCGCCCAGCGCCTCGTCCAGGTCCCGCAGGCCCGTGGCCACGCCGGGCGCCACGTTGCCCTCGGATAGCGCGTTGTAGTGGTCGACGCGCTCGGCCAGAAGGTCGCCCACAAATGCCGGCTTCGAGCGCTGGCCAGCCTGGCTGAGCGTCGCGAACTTGCTCGCGATGCTGTCCTGCTTGTCCTGCACCGACCCCTCGCCGCGGGCGATCTCGACGGCCTCGTCGGCCGTCTTGAGCAGTGCACGCTGCATCGACCGCTCGCGCACTATCTCGGAGTAGCGACGAATGTTGGCTGCGCTCGGAACGCTTTGCGACAGGGCGTTCAGGTACGCCAAGCCGCCAACCTCCTCGCGCTTGTCGGCCGGCAACGCGTCGAACACGGTGACGACGTCGGCCGGCTTGCACGAGCTGATGAGCCGCCCAATGGCCGAGAAAACGTCGGCGTGCCGGATGTCGAAGAAGTCCGACAGAGACAGCAGGTCGGCGACTTTCCACCAGGCCTCGTTGTCGATGAGGAGGCCGCCGAGGACGGCCTGTTCGGCCTCGCATGACCAGGGCAGCGGCTGCGCTGGCTCGTCCGGGCGTTCGTCGAATATCGCGCTCATGCCTCACCGCCTTCCCGGTGCTGGGCCTGGACCGCGCGCTGTGCCTGCTGGCCCGCCGCGGTCAGGGCGTACTGCTGGCCGTCGAGGTACCAGAGCTTCAGCCAACCCTCGCGCACGGCCTTGCGGAACACGGCGCGCCAGTCGGCATAGGTCTTCTGCCGCTGGCCCTTGACCGGATCGGCCGTGTAGCGGGCCTTGAACTCGAACCAGGCGATGTGCAGGAACTCGGCCGGTAGCCCGATCTCTCGGGCATAGGTGAAGACGGCGTCGGTGGTGGGGATCGCCTTCTCCTCGGTGGCCTTGATGGCGGCCAGCCACTCGCCTAGCGTGCGCTCGGCGGTCTTGACGCGCTTGCGCTTCGTCGGCGGCGCATCGCCTTCATCGGGGGGGCTATAGGGGGTGTCTTCTTCTTTCTTATCTGGTGTCTGGTGTATGGGTAGTGGTGTCTGGGTAGCCGTTGCAGGCGTTGCAGGTGCCGTTGCAGGTTGCGTTTCAGGAGTGCGTTCCTGCAACGCTGAAACGCGCTCCCTGAGTTCACTGATTCCGATGTTCCAAGGGGCGTGCTCTCCCATGGAAACCAGCACCTTGAACAGCTCAGCACGCTCCTCACGGTGGCGTTTCAGGCGGTTTCCCTCGTTCGCCTTTTTGACCTCGCGTTCGGGTTCACCCTCGGAATAGGCGGCGATCTCTTCATCGCAGCGGGAGTTGCACCAGAGCCCATTTCTCAGTTCGAAGAACTCCTGCAACACGAGCTGCAACGCCTGCGTTTCAGGTTCCGTTCGGGCTCCGACCAGGCGCGCGACCTTGTCCTCGGGCAGCGGCTCCTCGCGGTCGTAATAGACGTCAAGCAGCCGCGTGTAGATGCCGTGCTCCAGCAGCGACAGGTGCGCCGTCTTCTTGATGTAGTCGCCGATGTGACGCTCGTAGTAGTTCAAGGTGCCTCGCTGGTCTTGAGCTGCCGACGTGCTGCCTGGCGGGCTTGGTTCTGCCGGAGCAACTTGCAAACACAGCAGTGGCCCGACACGCTGTCCCGGCGCGCGATGTGACCGGCCAGGCATGGCTTGCCGGTGAAGTAGTGGCGCTGTCCGCTTTTCAGCGCGTCGGCGCGTGTGGTGATGGCGTCCATCAGAGGCTCCCCGCCTTCGCTTCGCGAAGCCGGTCGATCAGGTCGGCCGTCGTGTTCACGCCAGCCAGCCTGCGCGCGTCGCGGAGGTAGCTGGCCATGGTGTTGTGGGTGACGCCGGCAGCGGTCGCGGCGGCAGCGATGGTCCCGAACTGAGCCACCTGCTCGATGGCTTTGCGCCAGGCCGGCTGCAGGTTGTCCGGGAAGGTCTTGCAGGGCTTGGGCGCCGGCTTGACGGCCGGCAGCTGGCGGCGCGGCACGCCCTCGCGGATCAGCTGGCGCGCGACGCCTTGGGCCGTCCGTGCGCTGCAGCTGTACTTCAGCCGGATGTCCGCACGCGTCAGCACTTCGTCCGGGTTGCGGTCGAAGAAGGCGCGAGCCTTGTTCAACGTGCTCTCGAGGCTCATTGCGCCGGCCTTTCCGCCCGCAGGGCGTTCAGCACCGTGTCCAGCGCGCCAGTCCACTTCAGGTAGCGCAACAGGCTTCTGGTCTCATCGAGATCGAGCAGGGCAAGCTCGTCGCCGCCGCGCTGCAGCTGGAGGCGGCCGTCGGACCAGAGGGCGCAGACGAAGGGCTCGTCTTCGGGCTGGAACATTTCGGCGGTCACGACCAGCGCCGGGTGTTCCAGATCAGTTGCCGCCATGGAGGCTTCGGGCTTGTTTTCTGGAACAGCGGAAGAAGACGCGAGCGCGTCGGCCAGCTCCTCAGGCCCGACCGGGTCGACTTGGTTGGGCCGAACCCAAGCCGACAGGAGGGCCTCCGCGGTGGTCGGCCTCGTCGGCATCAGCGCGTCGGGTTCTGCGCCCTCCTCAGGCTCCAGATCAGGCGCATGCACAACGGGCCGTCCGTCGCCGAGGCTCCAATATGAGATGCGCAGCTTCTTGACGGTCTTGACCAGGCCCTGGCGCTGAGCCGGCAGCATGCAGGCATGAAAACCGTTGGGCTGGGCGCCGATCTCTTCGCACAAGACAGCGGTTGCGAGTTCGGCGCCTTTGTCCAGGGACTGCAGGTGCGCGATAGCTCGGTGCGGGATGGTGCCGGGCTGGGGGGTGTAGGCATTCATGCGGCGGCTTTCTGCCGATAGGTGACGACCGCATGCCAGCCGATGACGGCCAGGACGCTGTCGGGGATGGGGTAGCCGGGGGTGTTGAGGACCATGCTGATGAAGGCTTCGGAGACGTCAGCAGCCTTGGCAAGCGCCTTCTGCTGGCCGCCGTTGGCATCGATCCACGCGCGCAAGGCGTTCACCGCTGCGGCGCGGTGGACGTGCTGGTGGCCGGTGCCGGGCTGTCTCATGCGGGCACCGGCTGGTCGACGGTGGAGGGCTTGCCGGCCCAGGTCAGCGTCTCGTCGTCGCCGTCTTCGCCACGAATGGGGCGCAGAAGCTCGTCGTCGACACCGGCCAGTTCGCGCTGGCAGCCGCAACCGCAGTACAGGCGTGGGCCGCTGTAGGTCCAGCAAGCGTCACCCTCGATCATCACCAGCCGGTCGACCGCGATGATCTTGTCGGCCATGTGCGCGGCGCGGGTCTCGGCGTCGCTGATGATCCGGGCCAGGTCGCCCGGCTTGCAGTTCATGCCGCCACCTGCTGCAACTGATGGGCCAGGGCCGGTAGCGCTTCCAGCACCGTGAGCTTGGCCCGCATCGCCAGCCACTGGCTGATCGCGGTGTTGCCGCAGACGAGCTGGAACTGCTCGATGTCGTCGCCCGGCAGATCGCGCTTGTGCTTGCGCAGCAGGGCCGGTTCGGCCAAGTAGCAAGTGACGTGAGGCGGGTAGAGGCCAGCCTCCTCGGCCAGCATCGTCTTCGTCATGCGCGTGCGCCGGCGGTTGGCCCAGCAGAAGCGCACGGCCTCACGATAGGAAGGAATCCGGGCGATGACGTCCGGAGGGACGACGCTCGGGGCGTCGACTCTGCCAAGCAGGCGGAGCGGTAGTTGTTCCATCGCAGCCTCGATGAAAAAAGACCATGGGATGACCCGTTGAATGACCAGTTGGCCGGGCCCGAAAGTGAAGGCGTGATGTGCAACGACATAACGCCCTTCCAGGGACGCCCACTCCACCGGCCCGCCGCCCAATGCGGAGGCTGCCGCCTGGTTGGCGAGCTGATGGTGGAGGGACGCCCCTGGAAGGACGCGAGACATGAAACGAGATGCGAACGAGGTGACGCGGGCCGCGGTGCGCACGCTGCTGGAGCGCTGCACCCGCGAGGCCGCCTTCGAGCTGGCGCGCTGGGCGCTGCTGCTGGGGCGGGAGACGTGAAGGTCTCGGCTAGCCCGATTGGTCAGGGGGGCAAAGTGCATGGTTCAGGCCTCCACCGGCCACGCCTGGCCGTCAAGCCAAGCGGTTTCGCGGGCGATGCGGGCCTCGAGCTCGGCCACGGCGCCGGCGCCTGGCTGCTGCGCGTCCTGCGCGCGGGCAGGCTCGTAGAGCAGCGGCAGGCCGGTGCGGATCGATTCGTCCACCTCGGCGCGCGTGGCGGGCCGGCCTTCGGCATACCACTCGGTGTGCTCGGGCTCGCCGAGCTCGAACAGCAGGCCACCCGGCGCCCGGAACGGCTTGAAACTCAGCGTCGTCCAGATGCACACCGCACCCGGATTGCGGCGGATGCCCTCCCCGGCCGGGGCGATGCGGTTCTCGGGGAGATTGGCCTCGCGGCGCTTGGCCAGCGGCCGAGTCATGAACGGGCATGCCGTGGCCGCGAAGCGCAGGCACTCCAGGTGCGACGGCGGCTCGCTGATCGTGCGCGTGATGCTGCACATCGGGCCGATGCAGAACGACTTGAACCGGCCCAGGCGCTGGCCGCACATCCAGCACAGGCTCTGCGCCAGGGCCAGCGGCATCTTGCGGCCGTCGGCGACGCGGTGGTCGGGCTTGCCGTCCACCCAGGCCACGAAGTAGGGCACCGGGTAGCCGCGCTCGTCGACCGGCAGCGAGCGCATGCGGTCGGGCAGCGAAGGCAGGGAGACCCGCAGCGCGGGTGCGGGGGCGGCGTCCACCGCCTAGCCCTCCTGCTCAGCCGCGGCAGGAGCGGGCGCGGCGGCCTGCAGGCGCAGGACCGACCAACGGACGTCGGGCCGCAGTTCCTCGCACAGCACCGGCTTGCCGGCGGCGCGGGTAGCCTCCTCGATGACGGGGCACAGGTCCGCCGGAACGTCCCGATCGCCCTTGAGCAGCTGGCTGACGAATTGAGGGCTGCGGTCAATGGCCGTGGCAAGCGCGGCACCGCTCCCAACCGCATCGATCGCCCGCTTGATGTTCTGGTTCATCACCGCTCCGTATAAAGCATTGCTGAATGACTCTACATCAAGCATTGGTGGATTGCAAAGCAGAGCTTGATACTCAAGCTATGCTTGAGAAAGAAGAGACGTCTACGAAGCTGGCGCGCGCGCTGGCTGCGGGCTTTGCCGCGTGGGCCGACAGGCAGGTGGACGAGAACCAGCCGTCTACGAAGGCTGAGTTCGCGCGGCAGTGCCAGGCGCTGGCCGGGAAGACTTGCTCCCCTCAGACCGTCGCCTCATGGTTCAAGACCGGGCGTATGGATAAGAGCTGGCTGCCGATCGTCGAAGAGGTTCTGGGCGTGGCGTTAGGGTTCGGCCGCGCAATTCAGGGCCCCATTCCCGGGGTAGCTCTCGACATGAGCCAGGCCCGGAACTCAGAATCACCCCCCAAAACTAGGTGGGAGGATCTGATGACCGCTGACCTGAGCCGGCCCTTCGAGCTGGACGTGATCGACGACGCCTTGGCGCCCGAGATCTTCATGGGGTGCACTGCATTGCTGGACCCGAGTAGGGCGCCCGAGCCGGCTTGGCCGGTACTGGTTCGTGATCGCGACGGCAACCACTACCTGCGCGACTTCGAAGCTGGGCCTGGTGGCCGTTGGAGCGCAGTGGCGCGTCGGCGCGGCTATCAGCCGATGGACAGCGAGGTCTTTGGCCTGACGATCATCGCGGCGATGGAGGGCTACCGCCGCCCGCGCCCGGCGGGTCGGAGTCCAACATGAAGCTGATCGCTGCAGTTCTCGCGGCCTGCGCCCTTGCAGGCTGCGCAAGCCAGACCCTCACCAGAGTTCCGACGCAAACCTACCAGGTCGGCCAGCGCATCCAGGCGACACCAGGCGGCGTCATCATTTCGTCCCAGGCCGGAGAGCTTCGCACCGTCAAGCGCTGGGTGGGCGTTCTCAATTCTTCCGACGGCTGGGAGACAGTCCCGGTGCACAACCCTTCGTTCGTTCGCACCGAGCTGATCTATTCGGGCATATCAGGTTCGACGATCGAAATCGGCTACCGCGAATATCGAGGCGGCTTGGCTGCACCAGCCTTCTACCAGTCGGCGAAATACGACCTGGCAGCCTCGCGAGAGATCAGCTTCCAGAACTTCCGCCTCCGCATCGACAGCGCCGACAACAACGGCATGACCGGCGTGCTGCTGAGCGACGGCGTCAGCTCGGCCGCGGCGCCCACGGCAGCGCCGGGCACCAGCTCCGTCAGCCAGGGCAGATATGCCGGCCAAGCAGAGGCCCTGGGTCGAAGGGACATCTGTGCCAGCCAAGCAAATGCCACGTTGGCCGCGAGCGGGCCTGGCTTCGAAACCTATTCGGTGCCGTGCCGAAATGGCGACAGCTTGATGGTGCGATGCGAGATTACCGGCTGCAGGGCGCTGCGGTAACGCTCAACACTCCGGCCCAGCCCGCCTTGAGCGGGCTTTTTTACGCCCGCAGAATCAAGCAATGCTGAAAATTTTTGTCCAGCAACGCTTGACACGGTACAGCAATGCTTTATTCTTTCTCCATCGCACACCAACACGGAGGCAGCGATGGGAGCAGCAGACACTACGGCCAAGCCGGCCGACACCGAGCCCGTCGAGCACGCGCACACCGACGTGCATGGCTTCGACATCACGGCCACTACGCACAACAAGCCGGGCTACTGGCAGGGTGATCTGGTATGGGTCGGATGCGGCCCCGAGGGCCGCTGGCTGAGCGTTGCCGAGGCGCTGGAGCTGGCCGACGCGATCACCCGGGCCGCCAAGGCCTTCCCCGCTCAACAAGCCGCCGAGGTGGCCCTGTGAGCGCCGCCACCCAGGAACAGGCCGCGGCCTGCCTGAAGCACTACTTCGACCAGCGCGTCGCCGAGGCGATGCCTGCCGCCTTCAGCCATGCGCTGTCGGGACCGATGACCATTGCCGGCTGGCTGTACCGGGCGGCGGCGGTGCACAGCTGCGCGCACTTCGGCCCGCTGGACGAGGACAGCGACCTGCTCTTCGTGGGCAGCCTCAGCGTGCCCACGCTGCTGGTGCTGCTGCTGGACAAGCGCCAGCCTGCGGCGGTGACGGTGGCGGCGCGCGACGCGCTGCAGTCGCTGTTCCTGGCCGATACGCAGGTCAAGGAAGCGATCAGGGCCGACGCCGAGGGCATGGCCCGCCGCGCCGTGCAGCACCTGGTGAGCCAGCAGCAGCTGGAGCGCGCCGAGGACTTGGCGCTGTACGGCAATGAGCACCAGGTGACGGGCATTGCGCCGGCGCTGGTCACGCGCGAGCAGGCGTCCGCCGTCGACGACACCGCCGGCCTTGTGGGAGCTGAGCAATGCTGAGCGCGCCGCCCCTCACCCCGGCGCGCCAGCAGATGCTCGTGCAGCAGATCACCAAGTCCATCAAGACCAGTGCGCTGTTCGCCCGCAAGTTGGACCCCGCTACCCGCGGCCGCATCAGCCACACGGCGTTCTGCGGCGGCCTGGAGATCATCCTCCGCGAGGTATTCAGGCAGACCTGCGGCGCCGACGCGGCCGAGGCCGTCGACGCCGCCTTCACCGAGGCCTTCGATGACACCACGCCGGACGCGCTGGCCGTCATCGCCCAGGCGGAAATGGCTGCGTGATGTTGCGCGCCCTCCTCTTCATCCTGCTGCTGGCCATCGCCCTGATGCCGCTGGCCGGCCATTTCGCCCTTTGGGCGCTGCCGCTTGTGCGCAGCGGCCACCGCGGCGTGGCGCTGCTGTCGCTGCTGGGCGCCGTGGCCTGGTTCACTCTCTGGCTGCACGCGCTGCCGGTGTTCCGCAGGAGCCGCCGATGACCGCGCCCGTCAACCACATCCGCACGGCCACCGGCCTGGTCAAGGCCGTGTGCATCTGCTGTGACAAGCAGAGCAAGGCGACGCCGCCCGACAAGGACGGCGAGCCGCAGCTCTTCGGCCTGGCCAAGGGCTGGAGCCAGGCGCCCTTCCCGGCGCACTTCGAACACCGCGACGGCAGCCGCGGGTCCACCTACACCTGCCCGAGCTGCAACCGCCGGCTGCACAAGGGCGAGCGCCTGCGCATGCGTGGCGGCGCGGGCGCAGCCATCAGGAACGCGACATGAGCAAACCCGCCTTCATCACCTTTACCGGGGTGGACAAGCACACGAACCCGGCCGAGCTGGTCCAGCTGGCCGACGACTACCCCGTCGAGTTCGGCCTGCTGTTTTCCCCCAAGCGCCAGGGCGTGGAGCTGCGCTATCCGCCGCTCGAGGAGCTGCACTGGTTCGCCGAGGAGCTGCCCGTCCGCTGGGCCGCGCATCTGTGCGGCGGCGACGCCCGCGAAGTGATCGAGCGCGGCATGTCCCGGCACGATCCCCTGCTGCGCCGCACCTTCCAGCGCGTGCAGATCAACACGGCCGACACCGACGTGAAGCCCAGCCAGATCGGCAACTGGGCGGCCAGCCTGAACCTGCGCGCCATCCTGCAATGCCGCGGCCCGTTCCCGCAGGTCGCCTCGGTCGACGTGCTCTATGACTGCAGCGGCGGCCGCGGCATCGTGCCCAGCGAGTGGCCGGAGACCGTCTTCACGACCTTCTGCGGCTATGCCGGCGGACTGCGCCCCGACAACGTCGCCGAGGCCGTCGAGCAGATGGGCCTGATGGCTGCCGGCGCCTACTGGATCGACATGGAGTCGGGCGTCCGCAGCGATGACGACCGTTTCAGCGTCGCCAAGTGCCGCGCGGTCTGCGAGGCCGTCTATGGCGCGCCGAGGGGCCGCGCATGACGTGCTCCTCCTGCAAGGGCTGCTGCCCGACACCGTCAGCCTGCCAGCTCCCGATCGCCCAGGCGACAAAGCCGCCGCGCTTCGCCTTCCTGCTGGCCGATGCCTTCAACCGCTGGCCGCGAGGAACGCCGGCCGTGCTGCTGGTGCTGCTGCTGGCCCTATGGGGCTTCCAGGGTCACCTGGACCAGCTGGCCGACGAGTCCATCGTGCTGCGCGCCGACGCTGAGGAGCAGCCTTGAGCGCCGTTCTGAAGCCGGCCGCCAAGCGCGTCCGTAAGTCCATGAGCGCCGAGGACGCGCTGCTGCTGGCCAAGCCCGGCAAGATGCCAGACCGCGGCACCTTCCTGGGCGGCAGCGATGCCGCGGCCGTGCTGGGCGTCTCCGACTGGATGACGCCGCTGGAGCTGTTCCAGAAGAAGGTCGGCACCGCGCCGCCAGAGAATCCGAACCCGCGCCTGGACAGCATCCGCCGCGCCGGCACCGAGCTCGAGCCGCACATCCTGCGCCTGCTGCTGGCCAAGCTGCGCGAGCAGGGGCTGGAGGTGGAGCTGCTGGCCCGCAATGAGCGCTATGTCGACCTCGAGCACCCTTTCCTCGGGTGCGAGATCGACTTCGAGTTGCGCCTGTCCGGCGTCGCGCAGATCAACGGCGACGACGTCACCTTCGACGGCGAGCACATCAACGGCGATTGCAAGAGCAGCCAGGGCTTCTGGCGCTGGAAGTGGGGCGCCGAGGGTAGCGACGACGTGCCCATCGCCTACGCCGCGCAGTTCATGCACGGGCTGGGCATCACGCGCCGGCGCTGGTGCATCGTGGCCGCCCTGATCGGCCTGCACGATGTCGCCGTTTTCTGGGTGCAGCGCGATGCCGAGACCATCGAGGCGATGCGCGCGAAGGAGGTCGAGTTCTGGACCGCCCACGTCCAGACCAAGATCGAGCCAGACCCTATCAAGTTCAGCGACATCCGCGCTCTGTTCCCGCAGGACAACGGCCGCACGGTCGAGGCCACCGCCGAGGTGGCCGGCCAGGTCGAGCGCATCCAGAAGCTGCAGCGCCAGGTGGCGATCACCGAGGCCGAGATCGAGGAGCTGAAGGTCTCGGTCGGCCGGTACGTGGGCGACTTCCTGCGCCTGACCGTGCAGGGCCGCGAGGCGCTGACCTTCAAGCACCAGCGCATGACCAAGCTCGACGCCGACGCGCTGCGCCGCCAGCACCCGGGCCTGGCCGCCCTTTTCGAGAAGACCACCGAAGTCCGCGTCCTGCGGTTCGCCAAGCGCCGCTGAGCGCATTCCATTTACACCCCAAGGAGATTGCCTTGAGCAACACCGGCACCAATGCCCTGAAGGCCGCCGCCACCGGCAAAGCCCCCGCAAACCCCCTCGTCGCGTTCTCGTCCTTTATGGACAAGTTCAAGCCCCAGCTGGCGCTGGCGCTGCCCAAGCACTTGACGGCGGACCGCATGGCCCGTCTGGCGCTGACGGCGTTCAGCACCACGCCGGCGCTGCAGAAGTGCTCACCCATGTCGATCGCCGCCAGCGTGATGACCGCCGGCCAACTCGGCCTGGAGATCGGCGTCAACGGTCAGGGCTTCCTCGTGCCCTACGGCACCACCTGCACCTTCGTGCCCGGCTGGAAGGGCCTGCAGGACCTGGCCAACCGCAGCGGCCGCGCCACCAGCTGGACCGGCGCCGTGTTCGAGGGCGACGAGTTCGATTACCGACTGGGCGACAGCCCCTTCGTGCACCACCGCCCGGGTGATGAGACCGACCCGGAGGCCATGACGCACGTCTACGCCGTGGGCCGTGTCAACGGCAGCAACTGGCCCATCGTCGAGGTGTGGACCGTCGGCAAGGTCCGCAAGCACCGCGACAAGTACAACAAGGTGGGCAACCGCCATTACAGCTTCCGCGACTGGGAGATGTACGCCCGCAAGGTGCCGCTGCTGCAGGCGCTGAAGTACCTGCCCAGCTCGGTGGAGCTGAGCAACGCCCTGGCCGTGGCCAACGCCGCCGAGGTGGGCCAGCGCGCCGACATCCTGGACGGCTGCGTGACGGTGGGCGACATCGACTTGGACGGCGATATGAACGCCGCCGCCTTCATCGAGCGCATCGAGGGCGCCGCCGACCGCGCCAGCGCCGAGGCCATCCTGCAGCAGGCCCTGGCCTATGGCCTGGATGCGGCCGACGCGGCGCAGGTCGAGAAGGCCTTCGCCAAGAAATGGCCGGCCACGGCCCAGGGCTGACCTTATGCGCCGCTACACGCTGGAGATCGGTCGCACTGACATGGGCGGCACGCACCTGAACCTCGTCGACGAGAACGGCCGCGAGACCGGCCAGCTCTGTCTTGGCGAGCTGCTGGAGCAGATCACCGGCCTGGCGGTCGCTGAAGGCTGGCCGGGCCTGCGCCAGCCGGAGGTCTACCCCATGGAAACGTCGCAGCAGCACGAGCTGCGCCGCGAGCGGGCCCGCACCGCCGCGCGCTCCAGCCCCTTCGAACTCCCCCACCCCTCCCTCTGAAGGAGACCTGTCCCATGAAGAAGCTCGAGATCCCGGACGGCAGCAACCTGCTGGTCCTGAAGTCCACCAACCGCAAGGAACGCCACGGCAAGGAAAAGGTGCAGGGCATCACCATGCGCGTCGAATGGTGGCCGCACGACAACGCTGCTCTGAACATGCTGCACCCGGGCATGCAGGACTCGGTCTTCTACGTGCCGCCCGAGGAAGGCGCACAGGAAAAGATCGAAGGCCTGGAGCCGGTCAAGAAGCACCTGCGCGTGCCGGGCATGTTCCCGGTCAAGGTGCCGATGGTCGAGTTCAGCGGCTACACCATCGAGTTTGAGCACGGCATCGACGAGACCACCGCCCTGGCGCTCTACGAGTGCAAGCTCGACAAGTTCGAGGTGGATGCCAAGGAAGGCGGCGCCTGCTCGATCCGCTTCAATATTGGCAGCAGCCAGCAGATCACGCCCGAACTGCTGGGCCTGCTGTGCTCTAAGGAAGGCCAGGAGGTGCGGCTCGTCAAGGTGACGCCGCCGCAGGTGAAGGCCGAGGACAAGGTCATTGACGGCACCAGCGACGCGTTCAAGGCAGATCACCCGCTGTTCGGCCAGGGCGGCAAGGGCGAGGACAACGACCTGGGCAAGGACGCCGGAACCGTGCTCGCCGAAAACGAGGCCGCGGGCAAGAACAAGCCGGCCAGCGAGGTGCCGAAGGCGAAGCCCAAGCGCAGCGGCAAGCCCTCGCTGAAGGTCGTCGACAACGCCGAGGCCACGGCGTGAGACCGAACGTCATCAACCCCGACAGCGTCGTGCTCCAGCAGGTGGAGGGCCACTGGCAAAAGCTGTGTGGCCTCATTCTGTGGAAGACGGTGGGCCGCGACAAGTCCGTCACCGTCACCCTGCAGGACATGCAGGCGCTGGCTGACGAGTTCGCGCCCGGCATCGCCGTCGTGCTGACCCACGGGCACAGCGACTCCCTCGAGTTCAAGCTCGTGGACGAAGCGGCCGCGCGCCGCCTCGCAGCCCACGACGCCACGATGCGGGGTTCGGCATGACGATGCTGTCTCACGCCAGCGTGCGCGCTTGCGTCGAGCGCGCCATGGTGCTGGACCGTCGCGACGTCAGCGAAGGGCAGCGCCTGGAGGCGGCCATTGCTGCCACCGCCCAGGCGCTGGATGTGCCGGTGGAGGACGTGCGCGAGTGCGTGCAGCGCGAGGAGCAGCCGGCATGACCAAGCGCAAGCCCGTTGATCCTGCCAAGTGGGCACGCCTTGGCCGCATGGCCAAGGAGCTGCTGGACGAGATCGACGTCTATGCCATCGCCGAGGCCGCCGGCGACCAGATCTGGCTCTCCATGCGCCGCTGGGGCCGCCCTGATGACCGCTTCGCGCACGACCTGCGCTGCCCCTGCGCGGACTGCACCTGATGGACTACGACGCCTTCCTCCGCGCCAAGGTGACGATCGCCAAGCCCAAGGGCTTTGACGTCAACCCGGCCGACGTCAACCCGCTGCTGAAGCCCCACCAGGTGGCAGCCGTCGTCTGGGCAATCCGCCTGGGCTGCGCCGCCCTGTTCATGGCCTTCGGCCTGGGCAAGACCTTCGTGCAGCTGGAGATCGTGCGCCTGGTGCGCGCCCGGGTCGGCGGTATGGCGCTGATCGTCATCCCGCTGGGCGTGCGGCAGGAGTTCATGCGCGACGCCGCGCGCCTGGGCATCCCCGTCAAATTCATCCGCCGCATCGAGGAAGCCGACGACCCGAACGGCATCTACCTGACGAACTATGAGACGGTGCGCGATCGCAAGCTGGACCCGCGCCTGTTCAGCGTGGCCAGCCTGGACGAGGCCGCGTGCCTGCGCGGCTTCGGCGGCAGCAAGACCTTCCGCGAGTTCATGGCGTTGTTCGCCGGCGACGACCGGCGCGACATGGCCAACCGCATCAAGGGCGCCGATGTGGCCTACCGCTTCGTGGCCACGGCCACGCCCAGCCCGAACGAGTTCGTCGAGCTGCTGGCCTACAGCGCCTTCCTGGGCGTCATGGACGTGGGCCAGGCCAAGACGCGCTTCTTCAAGCGCAACAGCGAGAAGGCGGACAACCTGACGCTGAGCCCAGCCCGCGAGCGCGACTTCTGGCTGTGGGTGGCGAGCTGGGCCCTGTTCGTGCAAAAACCGTCGGACCTGGGCTACAGCGACGACGGATACGAGTTGCCGGCGCTGGACATCCGCTGGCACGAGATCCCCGCGGACCATGCCGATGCCGGTACCAACGTCGACGGGCAGGCTCAGATGTTCAAGCGCCAGGCGATCGGCGTGGTCGACGCGGCCCGGGAGAAGCGCGAGAGCCTCGATGCCCGCGTGTCCAAGCTGCTGGAGCTGCGTGCCGAGGACCCGGCCGCGCACCGAGTGCTGTGGCATGACCTCGAGGACGAGCGGCGAGCCATCGAGCGCGCCGTGCCGACGGCGGTCAGCGTGTACGGCACGCAGGAGCTGGAAGAGCGCGAGGCGGCCGTGATCGCTTTCAGCGACGGCGAGATTCAGGAGCTGAGCAGCAAGCCCGTGATCCTGGGCAGCGGCTGCAACCTGCAGCGGCACTGCGCCTGGGCCATCTACCTGGGCATCGGCTTCAAGTTCGCCGACTTCATCCAGTCGATCCACCGGCTGCAGCGATTCCTGCAGACGCGGCCGGTGCGCGTCGACCTGATCTACACCGAGGCCGAGCGCGAGGTGCGCCGGACTCTCGAGCGCAAGTGGGCGCAGCACAAGGAGCAGGTGCAACGCATGACCGAGATCATCAAGGAGTTCGGCCTGTCGCACGCGGCCATGATCCAGACGCTCAGCCGGGCGATGGGCGTGGAGCGCGTCGAGGTGCAGGCGAAGGGCGGCCAGTATCGGCTGGTGCACAACGACTGCGTGCCCGAGACCCGCCAGATGGCCGACAACAGCGTCGGCCTGATCCTGACCAGCATCCCCTTCAGCACGCAGTACGAGTACTCGCCCAACTTCGCCGACTTCGGCCACACCGACAGCAACGAGCACTTCTTCCAGCAGATGGACTTCCTCGTGCCCGAACTGCTGCGCGTGCTGCAGCCGGGCCGCGTGGCCGCCATCCATGTGAAGAACCGCATCGTGCCCGGCGGCATGGTCGACGGCGTCGGATTCCAGACCGAGTACCCATTCGACGAGGACGTGAGCCACGCCTTCCGAAAGCACGGGTTCCACCTGCTGGGCAAGAAGACCATCGTCACCGACGTGGTGCGGGAGAACTCGTCCACCTACCGCCTGGGCTACACCGAGCAATGCAAGGATGGCTCGCGCATGGGCTTCGGCCAGAGCGAGTACCTGTTCTATTTCCGCAAGGCGCCGACCGATGCCAGCCGGGGCTATGCCGACGTGCCGGTGCTGAAGGAGAAGCGCGAGTGGGTGAAGGCCGTCATCGACCCCGCCACGGGCGCCGTGGCCACGCCGGCGCACTGGAGCACCGAGGACGGCTACTCCCGGGCCCGCTGGCAGTTCGACGCCCACGGCTTCACCCGCAGCTCCGGCAACAGGCTGCTGACACCCGAGGAACTGGAAGGCCTGACGCACGCGCAGATCTTCCGGCTGTTCCGCCAGCACTCCCTGGAGAATGTCTTCGACTTCGAGCACGACGTGCGCATCGGCGAGTTCCTGGTGCAGCGCGGCATGCTGCCGACCGGCTTCATGCTGACCCAGCCACAGAGCTGGCATCCGGACGTCTGGACCGATGTGACCCGCATGCGCACGCTGAACGGCGCGCAGTCGGCGGCCGGCCGCGAAAGCCACCTGTGCCCGATGCAGTTCGATATCGCGGACCGAGCGATCAGGCAGCTCAGCAACCGCGGCGACGTGGTCTATGACCCGTTCTCTGGCATCGGCACCGTGCCCATGCGCGCGGTGATGCTCGGCCGCGTGGGCTGGGGCTGCGAGCTGGCAAAGCCGTACTTCCTGGATGGCGTCGGCTACTGCGAGGCCGCGGTGCGGGAACTGAGCTCACCGTCGCTGTTCGACCTTGAGCCGGCCGGCGAAGAGATGGAGGCAGCCTGATGCGCACCCTCTCAATCCGCCAGCCCTGGTGCTGGCTCATCACCCGCCCGGACTTGAAGACGCCGGCCGAGCGCTTCGCCGCGGTGGATGCCGACGTCATGAAGCGGGTCGAGAACCGCGACTGGGCCACCGCCTGGCGCGGCGAGTTCCTGATCCATTCCGGCGTCGGCCTGGTGCAGCGCGACTACCGCGAGCTGCAGGCCTACCTGCTGGACGAGTTCGGCATCCGCGTGCCGGACTTCACCGATACCGAGCAGGTGCCCCGCGGTGGGATCTGCGGCATCACGACGCTGATCGACTGCGTCCAGGACTATCCGTCGCGCTTCTTCATGGGCCCGCACGGCCTGGTGCTGCAGGACTCGAAGCCGCTGCCCTTCGTCCCCTGGAAGGGTCAGCTCGGCTGGTTCGACGTGCCGCGCTCGGCGGTGGGTCTGCCGGCGCTGGAGCTGGCGTGATGGAGACCACGACCGTGGAAGCCCCGGGCGACCGCTATCGCTGTGCGTGCGTGCACTTCGATGCCGGCGCCTGCCTGCGGTGGCGCTACGGCCTGGAGTTCACCGGCGATGGCGAGCGCCAAGAGTGCTGCTGCATCTGCCACCACGCAGACCAGGATGAGGACGACGAGCTGTGATGCGCGCTGGCCCACCCCTGCACGACCTCGAAGCCCGCGCGCGCTGGCACCTCGAGTTGGGCTACTACCCGGATGACGGCGACCGCGAGCTCGACGAGCGCGACGACGACGACGGCGAATACCTGGGGCACGTCACCTGCTGGAAGTGCGGCGGCGAGGGCATCGATCTGTTCTGCATCGATGACCTGTGCCACGGCGTGGGCTACTGCATCCACGGCGACGGCCAGCGCCCATGCCCGAATTGCCACGGCGAGGGATTTTGCTGATGCATCGCCTGAAGCCCATCGCCCAGGCCGTGCTGGTCGCCTTTCCGCAGCGCCAGGCCGACCCGCTTGACCTGGTGCAGCGCCTGCCGGCCGGCGAAGTGCTGTCGCTTGAGATCGCCCACGTCGACACGCTGAACCAGATCGCGCACGGAGCCGGCACGGCCCAGACGCTTTGGGACTGGACGGCCAACTGCCTGACCTGGTCACGCGCCGCAGACCTGGCCGGCCTTGGCCAGGACGAGATGGGCTTCCAGCTGCAGCTCTGCCTGGACCTGATCGCCCGCTGGAAGCGCACCGGCCGCGTCGCCTTCGACGGTCCCGGCTACCAGCTGGCCAAGCACGGTATCGACGTGATGGACGAGCTCGCCCGCCAGGTGACGGTGCACGTCTTCCGTGATGCTGTGGCGTGGTCCAACGAACAACTGGCGCGGATGCGCGCCGATGACGAAAGGAAGGTTGCATGACGATCTCCGCCTACCCCCTCGCCTGGCCCGTGGGCTGGAAGCGCTCGCCGGTTCGTGAGCACGGCCGGTTCGGCAAGAAGGTCACCCAGCGCGGCACGACCTGGGCCCGCACCGAGGACCTGACGGTCGCGGAGGCTACTCAGCGCGTCCTGGACGAACTCCGCCGCATGGGCAAGACCCGCGACGACGTCGTCATCAGCACGAACCTGGTGCTGCGCCTCGACGGCCTGCCGCGCTCCGACCAGCGCCAACCCGACGACCCGAGCGTGGCCGTGTACTGGCAGACCAAGGACGGCGGCCACAAGGTCATGGCCATCGACCGCTACCACAAGGTGGCAGACAACCTGGCCGCTGTCGCCGCGACGCTGGAAGCCATGCGCGCGATCGAGCGGCACGGCGGCGCGGCCATCCTCGAGCGCGCCTTCACCGGGTTCGTGGCTCTGCCGGCGCCGCGCGCTGCGGCTGCGCCGCGGCACTGGCGCGACGTGCTGGGCGTGCCCAACACCGTTCAGACCGAGCAGTCGCTGAAGGAGGCATACCGCCGGGCCAGCAGCGCCGCACACCCCGACAAGCCCGGCGGTAGCAACGATGCCATGGCTGCCGTCAACGCGGCCTACGAGCATGCGAAGCAGGAGTTGGGCTATGCCTGACGCCACCAATATCCACAGCTTGGCCGGCTGGCGATTCGAGCGGCTGGCCGGTCTGCGCCGGGCCGCCGAGCGAACCCGCGAAGACCTCGGCCCAGACGGGACCAACTACCCGGATGTCCGGGTGCTGCTCGCCTTTGCCGAATCGGCGCTCGCCGCAGCCCCTGCCGTGTCGCCTGGAGAGCAGCCGTGAGCGACCGCGAACTGCTGGAGCTGGCGGCGAAGGCGGCTGGCATGTTCGTTCTGCCGCAGCCATGGCCGGAAAAAAGCGGCTGGTTTTACAACGAGCACGGCGAAGGCCCGGCCATGCACTTTCGAGACATGGACCACCCGCACAAGGTGATGAAGTCGTGGCGACCGCTCGCCGACGGCGACGACGCCCTGAGGCTGGCGGCGACGCTGGGCATCTGCATCGAGCCCTACCCGCTCTATGAGCCGGTGAAGCACTCGGTCATCTGCAAGCAGCGCCGCCGCTCGGATCAGCTTCGCGGGCACAACCCCACCGAGGTCGTCGAGCTCTACCGCGACTCCGATCCTGACGCAGCCACCCGTCGCGCCATCGTGCGCTGCGCTGCCGCAATCCAAGCCCCTGGCGCCACCCATCGTTGAGCGACGAGTATCGACATGACCAATCAACGACCCAAGTGGGCCATGCCCGGTGGTTTCTGGTGCGGATGGCGAACCCACTGCGGCCCAGGCGCGGCGCGCCGGCACTGCATGGCATCCGACCTTGTTCAGCTGGCTGTGAGGGCCAAAGAATGACTGGCCCCGCCAAGAAACCAAACGACAGGTTGCACGAATTGGCCGCCAGCATCAGCACGCGATGGCTGTGTGGCGACATCAACCCGGCAACGATGGCAGAGCTGCGCACGCTGCTGGTCGCGCTGGAGCGGCCCTCTGAAGACGTGCAGCGGGCTCGAATCATTGCCGCAAACGCCCAGCGGTTCGCCGATGACCGGACGCACCTTGGCAGCCTCGTCTACGTCAACGATTTGGCGTGGGCGCTCAAGGTGCTTGGCGCCTGATTCCCACCCCCGGTGGAACTACCCATGACCGAAACCACATCCCCCCAGCCTGCACCGGCCGACAACGGCGGCCCGGCATTCCCGCACCCGGACTATCTGTACGCCGGACCTTGGGGCATGACCTTGCGCGACTACTTCGCGGCCAAGGCGATGCAAGGTCTGCTCTCGGCAGGCGGCGCCGTTTCCATCGAGCCGCACCTCTTCGCCAATGAGGCGGCGATGTCATACGCCATGGCCGACGCCATGCTGAAGGCGAGGCAGGCATGACCACCGAAAACCAAGCCCCTGAGGGTGGGTCTGCGCCGCTGTCCGCCCTATTCGGCGACATGTCTGCGGTTCGCACGGCCGCCGCCGCTCTGGTTGATTTCTTGCCGGCGACGCCCATGAAAGGGATCCCATTCCACCTTGTTTCAAGCCTGCGCGATGCCCTTGCGCGTCCAGCCCATGAGGGTGCACTGCGCTCGGCAGCGCAGAAGGCACTGGACTATTTCGACAACCCCGCTGACGGCTGCTTTTCAGACAGCGATCTGGCGGCCCTCCGCGCCGCCCTTGCCGCCCAGCCCCAGGTCCATCCTGACGGCACCGTCAACCCGACGCCGCAGACGCCCGTCGAGTGCAGCGTGTGCGGCGGCCTGGTCGTCGGAGTCGCGCCATCCCCAGCAGAGGGGGAGCCGTTGCGGCCGACTATCGCGCGGATCGTGAGCAGCTACGTCAATTCGCCGATGTTGGTAGATGAGCTGTGCCACGCCCTCGCCGCTTCCCAGGCCCAGCCCAAGGTGACAGCCCCTGATGCCGATAGCGACGAAAGCCGCCAAGCGTTCAGTGATGCGGCCGACGCAGACAAGAACATGACGCGCTGGCAGGTGTGGCGCCACGCTGCCACCTGGGCGCAGAAGCAGGCCGTCCCATCCCCCGCGCCTGGGGCTGGTGCAACTCCGCTTTCGGACCAGCTCGAAGCAACGCGAAAAGCGCTCGGGCAAGAGCGCACGCCTGCCTACGGCGATGCCCTGGCCCTGTGCCGCAGGCTTGAAGCCGCCCAAGCCCCCGCAGTAGTGGCTGTGACGGAAGCGCAGATCGACGTGATTGGCTACCAGAGCGACGGCGCCGAAGACCTTCGTTCCTGCCTGGACCTGATCGGCAAGATTGCAGCGGCTGAGAAGAACGGCGACGCTCTGAGTGCCGTGATGGACTTCCGCAAGGCCCAGCGCATGGCTGCCGCCCGTGCCGTACTGGCCGTTTCCAATGTGCCGGTACACCCCATGGGAGACGCGCCATGAAGTGGAACAAAGGAGCACCGCCAGCCATCGGCTGGTGGCCGGCATCGGTGTCGCGCGACAAAGCCGCCTGGCGCTGGTGGAACGGCAAGCACTGGTCTTACGTCGCCTGGAGCTATTACGGGCCGGTGAGGGCCGCGCGGTCGGCC